AAGATGTTATTGATTGTCTTGATTTAATTAGCGAATATTACTCACTTGATGTATTTGGATCGTCAACAGATTATTTACAAGATCTATTACATCATGAATTTTCGATTATAGTCCCTATTTTAGTAATAGAGGATATTTTAGGAAGTCTTAGACCGTTACCTTTTTAATGGTCTTTTTAATTAAATAACTTTAAAATATAGATGAATGAAGATGTTCCTATTCTAATTAGTTTAAAAAAACTTTTAGAATATAAATTAGCCTGTGAAGATTATATATTTTTATATCTTCTTTATATTGGCGAAAGGTGGAAATTAAGTAAATATTTAACAGAAGTAAAAAACATTAATGCGCAAAAATATCTCAAACTAATTGAGTCAGGTATGGTTGAGAAAATCAACCCACACATTAGTACTATTTCTCTAAATAATCTTAATACCACTCAAAAGTTTAAGGACATTATTGAAGGAATAAATAACGAACAAAAAATTGAAAATTGGATAGAAAAATGGTATGCTTTGTGGCCTCCTGGTATTAAAACTGGTGGATATTATCTTAAAACAGATAAAACAGGATCTTTAAGAAAAATGAAGAGATTTGTTGTAAAATATCCTGAATATACACAAGAAGATATTATGCAGGCTACAGAGAACTATTTAAGAGAACAATCAATAAAAGGTTATTCTTTTACTAAACTTGCTCCATACTTCATTGAAAAAGACGGCTTATCTGTCTTGGCAGGAGAGTGTGAAGCGGTTAAAGAAAAAGCAACTCAAGTAATTATGAAAGGAGACATGTATGGAAATGAAGAGCTATGATCCTCTTAACATAATTACTCAAGGAGAGGCTATTGAAAGAGCTAATAAGAAGATTTATTTTAATATGCATAATAAATTTCCTGGATTAGTAACTAGATGGCTTAAAATAAATAGAGCTCTTGGAGGTGCTTTTAGATTTGGAGAGATTACTTATATAAGTGGTCCTTCTGGCTCTGGAAAATCGTATTTACTAAATATGATAAGAGAAGATTTTGCTGGAGACTTAAATAAAAGTTATCCAAATAAATTTAAAATATTAGCATTATCTTTTGAGATGGGAGCTGAAGACGAAGTTATTAGAACTTATAGTAGTTCTTTAAATACTAGTTACAGCTTACTTGTATCGGCAAATGAAAAAATTACTAAGGAATATTATAAAATTATTGAGGAAACTTCAAAAAAACTTAATAACAACAAAATATTTTATGTAGAAACAACTGGGAATAGAAAACGAATACTTTCTACCGTAAACTAAATCTGCGGCTTTATACAGTAATGTATATAGAAAATTCCGAATAACGGGGAAACCCTTTTTTAAAATTAAAATATGTACGTAACTTATAAAACATACAAAGATAATAAATTAATAGATAATTACAAAAACACATCTTGTTTTAGTGAATTGTTTAATAATCAATGGGATAAAATGGAATTATTACTTTATGAGTCTTCACTAAGTAAAGGACAATTAAAATTTTGGTTTGATTTTGTAAAAAAGATTGAACCTAAAATTAAACTTAGAGAAGATAATTATTGTATAATTCCGTATCAAGGTAAAGGTAAAACACTAACGTTAGTTACAATATTAAGATTCCTTTGGGAAGATATAAATCATTATGATACTATTATCCCTTTAACAAAAGAAGTTATTAAACTAGTTCCTGATATTGATGAAATGGGGGCAGTAGTTCTTGCTTCAAGTATAACTCATGAGTGCGACGGATGGGGACATTCATTAGTTAATGCAGTTGCCACTAAGATACCAAGAAAATGGCACTATAGAAGGTATAAAGGAAATTCTATTTTTGGTCTTACAGCTTTAAATGATCATGATAGTTCCTCTTATAAAAATAGATGGCTTCTTAATAGATTAAGAACTCAAAAAGAAACTCCTTTAGATGTTAAACCTATACTTAAACATTTTAATATTCCATACAATGAACAATAATAATAAAGAAGGCAATCCCGTGACGTTACTTAGTAATGAAGAGAATGAATATTTAGTATTATTATTAAAAGATCAAATTATATATGGTCTGTTTGATAATGATGAAGAATATGAACTTGCAAAAAAATATTCTTCTTAAATTACAATACGTCCGAACGACTGACAAGGAGCAACCTACCTATTATGAATTAGATAAATGGTTTGAAGGACAAAGAACTGCAACAGTCTATGAAAAACCAATAGGTAAATTCTTTGGAACAAAACTTAAAACTAAAGTATTACAATTAAGTGGTATGGAGGTTGTTTTGTTTGAAGATGGTACATATACTTTATCTGATACAACAGGAGGCTGATGATACAGTCTGATCTATAAAAATAAAATTTAATGAAAAAAGAAATAATAGAGTATTTTAACTCAAAACAATTAAAGGTTTTAGATGTTAATCCAGGAGGATATAATAAATCTTTCTATACCGGTGTAACTGTAGGATATATTGCAAAATATGTTTGTCATACAACACCAGGTAGAATTGTTAGGTTACTTTGGAAGATGCATCAAAATGGTGAATTAAGAGCATTGTTCTGCGGAACAGTCAACGAACCCGTTTTTGAATCAGCAACTTTCCCTACTAATCATTGGAATTATGAAAAAGGTAATTGGGGTGCAGACATTAATGATCTTAAAAAACATTTAGAATCTTTCGTTAAAACTAAATTATAGAGTTTAGCAGAAATGACTAAGCCTCTTTTGTAATAAATAATAAAAAATAATATTATGTCTAAAATTTTAAAGCTAACCGTAAAACAACTTACGAATTTAATAGGATCTTATGTAATAATGAGAAAACCTACATCAACGATTACCAAAAACAAAAGATATATTGTAAAAAATATTCAATTTTATTCTTATACAAAAAAGAAAAATTCTATTCTTACAATTATTAATGATTTTGGTAAAGTTATTTCAATTCGTGAAGATAGAATTACAATTGAGTAACAAAAATGAGAAAAGTTTCAAAAAGATTATCCAGAACATAAATTAGTAGTTACAATAGATCACTCTTTACTAATGGAATATTTAGATGAAATTAGTGAGGTGGATCTTATAAATCAAATGTCACGTTTAGCTTTAGTACTTAAGAAAAAGTATGGAGCAATGGTAATAATGTTAGGTCAGTTAAATGATAAATTAGAACAACCAGAGCGATTAAAGACACCACAATTACAATATCCGACTAAAACCGATATTCATGGTGGAAAATCTATATACGCAATCGCTGATACGGTAATAATTATTCATAGACCTGAACTATTAAACCTGCAAACATATGGACCTAAATTTTATCCTACAAAGGATTTAATTGTGTTACATTTTTTGAAATCTAGATTAAACGGAAGTGAAGGTGTTTTGAGAATGAGGCAAGATTTTAGTCATGGTACATTATTAATGTGGCAGGATGAAGTCAAAACTACTCAAGAAACGCTTTTTTAGCACTTCTAAGACACTTTTTTATTATAGTTGATACATTGTGTCATTTATATTAAAAATATCATTAAAACTTATTTATGGGAGTATTAATATTGGTAGAAGGAGAACCAGGAACTGGTAAATCAAGAGGTATTTTAAATCTTGATCCAGCAACAACGATTGTTCTTAGACCTAACACGAAAGACTTGCCTTTTCCTGGAGCAAGAAAACTTTATAATGAAGAAGCTAAGAACATGTTTCATGTTTCTTCTTTACAGGAAGTCGGAGAATATATTACAGACATTAATTCTGGTAAGAAAACCAAAGTTATTGTAGTAGAAGATTTCTCACATTTATTGGGACAAAGAGTATTAGAAGATTCTAATATAGTTGGTTACACTAAATGGAATAAATTAGCGGTTGACGCTTTTGAAGCAGTTATAGGAATAGAAAATGAACTAAGAGATGATTTATACGTAATATTAATAGCACACACAACTACTGTTCAAAAAGCAGAAGGGGAAATAGTTACGCACATGCTGACCCCTGGTAAATTACTTGATAATTTAATTAAGATTCCAAGTTATTTTACCTATGTGTTTCATACAGAGGTTATAGAAGAAAAAGGAAAGATCCTCTATAAATTCTTAACCAACCGTGATGGGTCTGGTAAAGAAGCAAAAAGTCCAGAAGGATGTTTTGAGCTGTATGAAGAAAATGATTATGCCATGCTTATCAAGAAAATTGAGGCTTATCAAAATGGCAACTAATTTTAAAAAAATAATATTATGAGTAAAAAATTCGGATTTAGTGATGTTGAAGAAGTAAAGTCAAGAATTGAACCTGGTGTTGAAGAAGTTGAATTTACTGGCGTAGAATGGGGCGAAAATGATAATGGTAAAGCATTCATGTCAATTGGCATGGTTTCTTTATCAGGTAATCATGAACATTCAGAACGTTTATATTTCTCTACCAAAAAAGGTGAGAAAATATCTCTTCAAAGAATTAAAACTATTCTAATGACTATATTAGGCGAAGAAAAAGCTAATAAGGAGTATGATGTAGAAGGCCTTAATAAAATTCTTACTGGTAAACAGGCAAGAATTAAATTTATTGGTGAAGAATATGAAGGTGAAAATGGAATTAAAGTTAAAACCCAATTTGCGTTTGCAAACTTTATCGAAAATATTGATGTTTCTGCAGAAAATTCAAAATTACATTTTGACTCAAGCCGTAATATCAAATTACTTCCTCAATCTCCTAAGATGAAGGAAAAATCAAAGAAAGATGTCTTATTCGAGTAATCAACAAAGAATGATTGATGCTTTATTAGACCAAATGTTGAGGACCTCTCTTTGGGGGGTCCTTGACCTTTGTCTTTTGAAGAAGAAATTTGAAATAATAGATCTAGTTATTGAACTAAGAGAAGAAGAATATTTTAAACCTTATGGATTTACCGTTACATTAATTGATGGTGGAAACTTTGTTCAAAAAATTCCATTCTTTGAAAACAATGATGAATTTATAAAAGAAAATAATCTATACTTTTTAGGTGAAAAATCATATCCTAGTTATTTAGCGTTTATGAATAAAAGTGTAGAAAGACATAAATCCTTGTAAATGAAAAAAGTATTCAATTTTAACACTAATAATATAACAAAAGATAAAGTTAAAGAAATATTATCTGATAACCAAATATATGAGTTTTATCTAGGTGATAACATTGAATTTACACGAAAATTTAATTCTCCGTTTAGAAAAGATGATCACCCTAGTCTCTCCTTTTTCTTAATTAATAATCATACTATATTATGGAGAGATTGGGGTTCTTCTTTACAAGATAAACCACAAGATGTTTTTTCTTTTGTTATGACCTATTACAATTGTTCGTTTAGAGAGGCATTGGAATATATTAATATTGATTTTAACTTAAATTTTACTAGCGATATTCAAGTATCAACTGTAATTTTTGATAGAGAAATTCCTACTAAAAGAGCTTTTAAAAAAGTTAAAGAGAAGAAGATAATAGAAGTAGAGACGCAAAACTTTACAATAGAAGACGTTAAGTTTTGGAAGTCGTTTGAAATATCTTTAGAAACTTTAATTAAATATAATGTTAGATCTATAAAATATTGTTGGTTAAATTATAAATTATTTAGAACCTATACAAGATCTAATCCAATATATTCATTTGAGTTAATAAATGAAGAAGGAGAAATAGTATACAAAATATACTCTCCTTATGAAGAAAAGAATAATAAGTGGTTTAGTAATGTATCTAAAGATACCGTACAAGGCCTATCTCAATTAAAGTATGAATCAGATACTCTAATTATAACAAAAAGTTTAAAAGATGTAATGGTTTTAGATACATTTGGTTATGAATCTATTGCTTTTCAATCAGAAATTTCTGAATTTAGTAATTTTATATACGAAAATGTTGTATCTTTGTACAAAAATATAATTGTATTTTATGATAACGATCAGCATGGTATAACTAATTCAAATAATATGTGTGAAAAGTACTCTTTTAAACAAATTTCAATACCGCAAGAATTCAAAGCAAAAGATATAAGTGATTATGTAAAGAAATATGGTGTTGATAATACTAAAATTTTCATTAAAACACTTATCAATAATGCAAAGATATATAATAGTGTATAGTACATTTTACTGTAAGAAAGTAGTAGAGGTAATATATGCACGAAGTAGATATATGGCAATGATAGAAATAGCTACTACTAACAATGAAGTAGAGATTAAATCTATTAGAGAGTTATATAATCCGTATTTTGATCCCAATAGTGTGATAACAAACTATGAACTATCTTTACTGAAAGATGGATTTCATAATGTTACAAATAAATTTAATTTATCTCTTAACATCTATAACACAATAGCACAGATCTATGGAGATAAGTTATTAAAAGCACATGAATATGGAGGATAAATATTTCTTTGAGGTTAAAGTAGAAAACTTCATAGATAGAATTCAATTATCAAAAAAACAGAGACCAACATATTTTAAGAAAAAAGATAAGATTCCAAAAAAGTATAGTACTGAACAGTTTGCTTTTGTAAATAATTCACTAATCAATATTGTAACAGGTGAAAAAGTAATTAAAAATTCTATAAAAGTTGGAACTCCTAATATAAAATTAATTACTGGACAGTACTTCTGGGAGGGAGCACATCCTCACATTAGAAGAAAGATTAAGAAAGAAATGTCTGAATACTTTTATAAGTATTTAAAAGACGCTCCGCAAGTAAAAGATGATCAATACCCTATCGGAGTTCGTATTGATTTATATGATGATATGAACTCTGGACAGGATTAAAGTAAAAAAATGTTAAATTATTTGGAAAAAACTGATTTTTGTTGTATCTTTGTATTTAATATAAAAAATATAAATATGGAACAATTAAATCAATTAATTCTAGGAAGCATACTTGGAGATGGTTATTTAGATAAAATAATAAATAACGGTAATTCAAGAATGACTTTTGGACATAGTGAAAGTCAATTAGAATATTTAAAATATAAAATGTCTATTTTTAATAAATATGATTTATTTAATAATAGTTTTTATAAAAATAAATCAATTTCAGAAAGATATAAAAATGGATATTGTATATCTTATCATACAAAAACTAAAAAAGATCCATTATTTAATACATATAGAAATGAATTTTATCCATTTGGAAAAAAGATTCTTACAAATAAAATATATGAATTAAATAATTTTAGATTGGCAATTTGGTTTATGGATGATGGCAGTAATACTACAAGTAGTTATCAATTAAATTCTAATGGATTTAGTAGAAATGAATGTAATATATTACGAGATATGTTATTTAAAAATTTTAATATAGAAACTTCATTATGGAAAACACATAATATTATATACATTAAATCTAAAAGTGCAGAATTATTTAAAAATTTAATTTCTGAATTTATAATAGATTCAATGACATATAAATTAAAAACCAAATATAAACATAAAAGAGTCCTGAATAAATCGGATAAATTGCTGGAAAACCCTGGAGAGGACAATCAGCAGCCTATCCAGAATCTAAATGGTTCTGGCGGGTTCAACGACTAGATATTGAAACTAAGAAGTGCTATACGCAGAGTGGTAGTGGAGTATACTAAACCATACGAGCGCAGGTATACTCTCACTTCTTAGAATATAATATATCCACGAACATCCGACACCTTATGGTGATGATATAGTCTGGGCTGCAACCATAACTTAAAAAAGAAATTGCAGAATCTAAAGATAAAGAACTTTAGAGATAACAAAACCGATCGACAACTTCATCTTCTTGTACAGAAAAGTTATACACGATGTATTAACTGCTCACGAAATGAATCATAAACCAATAATAATTGATGATTCAAAACTTTATTTAAGAGATATACCTACAAGGTTTTATCCAATAGATGAGGGAATAGAAAAGTTTTTACATATACAAATTTATTCATTAAATAATTAAAATATGTGTTTAAATATTAAATGGTATAGTTGGAAACATACCGCAAAAAAAGATATTATTGTTTATAAATATTTAGATAAATGTAACGATAATACATTAAAAACTCCTTACAGAGGAGTTATAATAGAAATTAGCAAAACATATATATCTGTAATTGAAAGAATAGATAATGTAATTGAAAAAGCACTACATTCTTTTGCTCAACAAAAAGGCGCTCAAGATAATTTATTTAATCAGATAGTAATAGTTGAATGTATAATTCCAAAAGGATCGTATTATTATACAGGTAAATTTATAGGACATAAAGCTTACGCCTCTAATAAATTAATTTACAAAAGAATTATATCTTAATGACAGATAAAGAATATTTCGCAGATAAAGAATTTTTAACAAATACTATGTTAGGTTGGATTTTAGTTAGCCCACAATACTTTAAGAAACAAATATCCTTACTTGGTTTAGACAAAGAAACTACTGAAAGATATTTCGTCTTTGGAGGTGCTGTACATTGTAGATTATTAGAAAATAAAGAATTCGCTAATAGATATTTTGTATCAGCCGCAAACTCTCCTTCTAATGTAGTTCAAAAGAAATTCTGTACATTACTATCTGTACATAAAAAAATAGATGATAAGTCTTTAGTTTCTGCTTATAAGTTATCTTATTCTACTGAAAAGATGAAAGAAGAAGATATTTTAAAAAAAGCTAAAGAATTATATGAAACCTATTCTGAATACGTTTCAGAACAAAGAAATAAAGGTGACAAGATAGAGTTAACTTCTTATGAATATGATTCAATCCTTGCAATAGAAAGAAATATTCTTTTTAATGCTAGAGCTAAAGAGCTTTTATTTTCAAAAAACGATACAGAGAACAATGAATTTATTATATTTTTTACATTTAGAGAAATAAAATTTAAAAGTAAAATTGATAGATTTATTATTGATGTTGAAAACAAGACTATTACAATAATTGACATTAAGACACACTCTCCTAAAAGAGAAGGATCTAATCTTCAGAAATCATTTGAAAAATCATTCTTTGAATTCAATTATGACAGACAACTTTATTTATATACAACTGCAGTGGTTAGTCATTTTATAGAAAAATATCCTGAAGAGGATTTATCTTTATACAAAATAGAACAGAAAATTATCTTAATAAAGGCAAACTTTGATAATGAAGTTCTTGTTATTAATTTAGATGAATCTATACTTAATTCTGGAGAAGAAAACTTCAATAAAGCGTTTGATATGTATAATTATTACGAAGCTAATGGATATGATAAAGTATTCGGATTAAATTCTCAAGGAGAAATAACCCTTTTTAAAAAATAAAATATGAGCGAAAACAATTTAACTGATTTTTTTATTAACACTTATGGATTTAAGTTAGAAAATGATTCAAAAGAAAAATTAGAAAAATTTTGTTTAGAATATTTTGGTGGAGATGAATTAGCTGCATCTGTATTTATTAATAAATATTCTGCAAAATATAACACTCCAACAGACATGCATGAAAGAATTGCCAATAATATACATCGTATTGAAAGTAAATATCCAAATCCTTTAAGTATTGATTATATTTTTTCTTTATTAGATAAATTTAAATATTTAATTCCTGGTGGTTCTGTAATGTTTGGATTGAATAATTATAATATGCCTGTATCTTTAGGTAATTGTTTTGTAATTGGAGAAGAAAACGAAAAAGATTCTTATGGAACAATTATAAGACGTGATGAGGAACAAGTACAGTTAATGAAGCGCAGAGGTGGCGTTGGCCAAGACCTTTCCTTCTTAAGAGGCAAAGGATCTCGTGTTAATAATGCAGCAAGAACCTCTACAGGTGTTGTTCCTTTCGCAGAGAGATATTCTAACTCTATAAAAGAAGTAGCTCAGGATGGCAGGAGAGGAGCTGGTATGCTTACTCTTAATATTACTCATCCAGATGCATTAGATTTTATTAAAGCAAAAGCTAATACTGATAAAATTAATGGAGCTAATATTTCTTTAAAGATTGATGATTTTTTTATGAATTCTTTAAAAGAGGTAAATGATATTTTTATTAAAAAAAAACTTTCTTTTGATGAGGCTAATGAAATAGCGGCTCCTTATTTTCGGAAAACATCGTCAGTATACGAACCCCGTTTTAATAATGATTTTGTTTTTAATGAATTAATTAAAAATACTAGAAACTTTTCAGAACCTGGAATTTTATTTTGGGACAGGGTAGAAGAAGAAATTGATTCTATACTTTATGATGAATTTTCTCCTGTATCTACAAATCCATGCGGAGAGTTACCCTTATCTCCTTACGAAAGTTGTAGACTAGCTTCATTAAATTTATACAGTTATGTTGATAATCCATTTACAGAAGATGCTGAATTTAATTTTGACTTATTTGAAGACCATGTTATAAGTGCTCAACGAATAATGGATGATATTGTTGATTTAGAAATAGAGCAAATAAATATTATTCTTAGAAAATTAGGATCAGAAATAATTATTCCTAATTCTGAACAAGAAGATTTTTATACAGATGAAAAATATAACGGAAGTATTGATGTTGAGATTTCATTATGGAAGAAGATTCTTTCTAAAACTGAAAGAGGTAGAAGAACTGGTTTAGGAATTACTGCTTTTGGAGATATGTTTGCTGCATTAGGAATTAAATATGATTCTAATGATGGTATATTTATGGCTGAAAATATATTTTCTTTAATGTTAAAGAATTCTTATAAGTCATCTATTATAATGGCAAAAGAAAGAGGTTTTTTCCCGGCTTATAATGGCGGTGAACTTGTTAATAAAGATTTCCAAGTCAAAATGATTGATACGTTAAAAACATTATTTCATAATGAACCAGAAATTATAGAAATGTGGAAAATTTATGGAAGAAGAAATATCCAAAATCTTGCAATAGCCCCTACCGGTAGTATTAGTATTATGACTCAAACTACTTCAGGAATAGAGCCCGTGTTCAACTTAAGATATAAAAGACGTAAGAGAGTTAATGGAGAAGTTGATAAATCATCCAAAAAAGAAATTATTACAGATGATAATGGAACTTGGGAGCTCTTTAATGTAACTCATCCTAAATTTAAAACTTGGTACAAGATTAAATATCCTGATAGGAAGCCAGATTCTCTTGATTCTATGCCTGAAGAGTTATTTAAAGAAATAGTAAAAGAAAGTCCTTATTTTGAGTCTTCAGCACATGAAATTGATCCTATTAAAAAGATTACCTTACAATCTATTGCACAGAAATATATTGATGGTGCTATTAGCATAACGCATAACTTACCAGAAGATGTAACAGAAGAGCAGGTTAAAAAACTTGCTTTGTACGCATGGGAAACTGGTTGTAAAGGATTTACTATATATCGTGATAATTCAAGAGGTGGTATTCTTATTAAAGATAAGAAACCGGCTTTTGAGAAGAACGATGCCGCTCAAAGACCGGAATCTATTGATTGTGATGTTCATCAAACTTCTATAAAAGGAGAATTATGGACTGTATTAATAGGTACAATAAATAAATCACCCTATGAGATTTTTGCATTTAAATCAAATAACAACGCTAAACTACCATCTGGTGAAGGATATAAGTTGTCTAAAATTAAAAGTAAACAATATTCTCTTACTAAAAACGGTGAAGATGTAATTAGCAATATACTTGATTATTTTGATGCTCCAGAAGAAGAGTTTATAACTCGACTTATGAGTGGAGCTTTTAGACACGGGATGGATGTATCATATGTCTATGAACAATTAGTTAAATCTAATGGATATGTAACTGATTTTTCTAAAGCAATAGCACGAATACTTAATAAATATGTTACTAAATCGCTTTCAAAAAAACAAGCGGAAACTTGCCCAGAGTGTGGTAATACTGTCGTCTTTTCTGGCGGTTGCGTCTCTTGCTCTTGTGGATGGTCTAAATGTTAGTAAGATAAAATTATATATTATATCTATATTCTTTTCAATGTTGATTCTTGGAATTATGTTTTTATCTGTTTTGCAAAAAATTGATAGAAAAGTATTAAATCTACAAAAAACAATAGATAAGAAAGATAGTATAATTAATGTTAAAGACTCAACTTTTAGAGAATACTTGAAAAAATGTATGTTTATTGATAAAGATCAATTCTATATTGATAAATATGGCAATGTTAAAGTAAAAACACTTATAAATTAAATTTTAATTTGTAAGTGGTGATTAATAATAGTTAGTTTTGGGAGGAGTGTGGCAGCTTCTCCCTTTTTTAAAATTTAAACTATGACAGTAGACGAATTTAATGATAAATGGTCTAATAATTTAGAAGAAGGATATTACGGTTTAGCAATAAATCATCCTAAAGTTATTAAATATTTAGATAAAGAATTTGAGGAAGAAGTAAAAACTAATCCTAACTTTACGTTTTCTCAGATTAAAACAAAATGGGGATATGTAAATGTTTATACAGATAGCCCAAACAGGAGTAAATGGGAAAATGAAATAACAAAACTTTTGTATGTATAAACCAGAAAATTTATATTTTACATCAGACATGCATTTTAATCATGCCAATATAATCAAATATTGTAGTAGGCCTTTTTCTAGTGTAAAATAGATGGATGAAACCATTATATTAAACTGGAACAATAAAGTGCCTCATGACGCTCATATCTTCATTCTAGGAGACTTTATGTTCACGGGTAATATAGAACTCATAAGAAACACTTTAAGTCGTTTAAACGGCTTTAAACATCTTATAATGGGTAATCATGACTATCAGAACAAATTTGATAGATTATCTGTAAGAGAACTATTTGCTTCTACACATGATTATTTATATATAAATGTTGAAGATGAAGAAATTGGCGGTAATCAAGGGATATTCCTTTGCCACTATCCAATGCATGTATGGAATAATTCTGTAAGAGGTAGTTGGCAACTGTTTGGTCATATACACTCAGGAAAGTTAAGTACTTCTTCTGAACAATATATAACCTCAAAACTTTCTCCTGCTCAATATGATGTTGGAGTAGATAATAATGACTTTACACCAATATCTTATGATGAAGTAAAGACTATTATAACTAAATACTATTTAAGAAAATGAAAAACAATCCTTTAAGAGAAGAATTAGATAAAAAAAAAGATAGAATTAATTTATTCTTTAATACTAAATTTATAGGATTTTGTTATAAAGAGATAGATGGATTTTATGTTTTTAAAATGGGACATGGGGGATGTTGGAATGAATATTCATTATCTCTTATTTTAGATAAACTTCAGAAATTAAATGAACCTTTTAATAAAGAGGTCGAAGAATACTTTAAAAAAGAAATAAAATGTTAAAATATAATACAAAAAAAATAATAGAAGTTCATGATTGGAATAATCTTGTTGAAGAAACTTATAAAAAAATTTATTCTTTTCAACAACAAGAAGGTTGCCAGTCAAGAGGGATTGTAAACATTACTATACCTTCTGAATCTTATGAAGATGAAATGAATAATAAAATCCCAGAAGTTATTAATAATGAAAGTGAAATGGGAGTCAAATTTGATATTTGGTTAAAAAGAGACCCCAAAGAACCCTTAAATCCTTCTAAAGAAGAGCTTAAAGAATGTAATTATTATCTGGGTAAAACAGAAGAGGATGAAATAGCTTGGAAACAAGATCAAAGTCATATTAATATGTTTTGGGAAAGAAACTTTTATCCAAATTTACAAACTATAGCTAATGATCTCCACGAAAAAGGATTAATTGAAGCGGGAGATTATGGTATAAATATTGATTGGTAAATGGAAGGAATCAAAAACGATGAAAAAAAATTAAGATGGGATCTATTAGATTATTCTCAAATTGAGAAAGTAGTTGATATTCTTACATTTGGTGCTGCTAAATATGCTGATCATAATTGGAAATCGGTTACTCCTTTTAAGGAGAGATATTTTGCTGCACTAATGAGACATTTAGTTGCTTCTCAAAATGGAGAGAAGTATGATCAAGAATCAGGGAGATCCCATCTTTCTCATGTAGCTACAAACTTGCATTTTTTAATGTGGGGAGAAGATAATCTATGGAATATAGAGAACTTAAGAATAGGACTTGACATTGATGGAGTATTAGCTGATTTTAATAATGCAGCAATGCTTAGGTTCGATATTAAAGATCCTAATTGGTGGAAATATTCTTATAAATTTAATAGTGGAGAGATATGGAAGCAATTGGATGTTGATAAAGACTTTTGGTTAGGATTACAACCATTAACAGACCCAAGATATATGCCATTTGAGCCAACCTGTTATATAACTTCAAGAATTCATCTTGACTGGACAATGGAATGGTTAGAAAATAATGGATTTGCTACTAAACCTGTATTAATGGCAAGTAAGAATAAATCAGATATTATTAAAGAACGAAACTTAGATGTATTTGTTGATGATAAAATTGAGTTTTATTTAGACGCAAAAAAATTAGGTATTAAATCATTTCTAATGGATCAACCTTGGAACCAAAGATATGATGTTGGAAATGATAGAATTATTAGTTTAAACGATTTAAAATATAAATTATAAACAACTACAGAAAAAAAAGGTTTGTAGTGCTTAGTAAAATCCTGAAACCTTGAAACACCCATTAAGATGGCCAGTAGTCACTATTTAGTAGTTGTTTATTTAAAAATTATAATATGGATATACAAGAATATCAAAAAAGAGCATTAGCTACTACTGAATATGGTAGTGGCAATGCTATTATTTACCCTGCGCTAGGAATGAATGGAGAAGCTGGTGAGGTTGCAGAAAAGATCAAGAAAGTTCTTCGAGATAAAAAAGGAGAGTTTTCTGATGAATCTAAATTAGAAATTGCTAAAGAAATTGGAGATGTAATTTGGTATTGTAGTGCACTTGCAAATGATATTGGATATACATTAGATCAAATTTTTTCTATTAATATTGATAAATTTGAATCTCGTAGATCAAGAAACGTATTAAGTGGAAATGGAGATAACCGATGAAAACATTTGTAATTGGAGATATTCATGGTGCTTATAAAGCGCTTATACAATGTCTACAACGTAGTAACTTTAACTATGAAGATGATGAACTGATTTGTCTTGGAGATGTAGCAGATGGATGGAGTGAGGTTAGAGAGTGCTTTGATGAGTTGCTTAAGATTAAAAACCTAACATTTATACGGGGTAATCATGATGATTGGCTTTTACAATGGTTTAAGTTTGGTAGAACTCCAGATGCCTGGCTTACTCAAGGTGGTTATGCCTCTATTGATTCTTATATTAAACATGAGAATTATTTAGAAATAATTGAACCGCACAAGAAACTATTAGAAAATTCTGTATTCGCACATGTAGATAAACAACATAGATTGTTTGTACATGGTGGATTCAATTGGAAGATAGATAGAACTGAATGGATTGCTAATGAATTAATGTGGGACAGACATGCGTTTGAAACTGCGTGTATGTGGGAAGCTTATGCAATTACACATCCAACAGATAAGAAAGATTACTTTAAACAGTTTGAAGAAGTATTTATAGGACATACTGCTACTAATAATAATGTAGGATTTAGAATGGATAAGTCTACTATTCCTTTACATGTATCAAATCTATGGAATATGGATCAGGGTGCTGGATGGGGGGAAGGAAAGCTTTCTATTATGGATGTAAATACAAAACAGTTCTGGCAATCAGACTCTGTGTGTATACTTTACCCTGAAGAGCATAATTCTAGAAAATAGTTTAAAAATAATTTGGAAATATAGATTATTTTTTGTATCTTTGTGGAAAAGTATATATAATGAAAAAAAGAGAAATAATTATATTTGAAAATGTAAAAGGAAAGATTTATAACTATTTAACAGTATTAGCTGAAGCAGCCCCATTTATAACAAAAGCAAGTTATAAATCAAGACGCTGGTTATTTAAATGTCTTTGTGGTAAAGAAAAAGTTATAAATCCAAGTAATGTATTAAATGGTTCTGTAAAAAGCTGTGGATGTAAAAGAAAATTTTTAATAAAGAAAGCTGTTGCTGATTATTATAAAAAAGAATATGTTTTACCTGTTGAAGGTAGATTATATGCTAACTATAAAAGTCAAGCAAAAAAACATAGTAAAGAATTTAAATTATCTAAAGAAGACTTTAAAACATTAGTTAATAGTGATTGTTACTATTGTGGGGAGATTCCTTTTTTAGTTAGGGGTAATAAAACAATGAGTATGACTAAACCTTTAAATGGTATAGATAGATTAGATTCGTCTAAAGGGTATGTTAAAGATAATGTAGTCTCTTGTTGTATTATTTGTAATAGAGCTAAAAATACATTATCTGTAGAAAAATTTAAAAACTGGTTAACTAAAATTTATAATAACTTTATTAATGAAAAATTTAACACCTAAAAATATACTAAAAACAATACAACGAATATATTAAACTAAAAAAGGGAAGTCGAATTAACGGCCTCCCTTTGTTTTTTTTACTGCGTAAGATTTATTTCAACCTTGTTCTATCATATGTACCAAATGCATGTACCCAAGCATTTTCGTCTTTTGTATTCTCAAATTTCCTCATTACATCTTTATAAGAAGATAATAAAGGAATTGTTTTTACAAAGTTATTCCAGCCTCTTAAATCTCCACGTTTAGTAAATGCCGCATCTTCATTTCCAACCGCATAATTAGCCGCCGATGCAATCATTAACGCTCCATTTACAGTAAAGTCAGATAATTTTGCTATTGCAACAGGGTTAGATACAGTTTTAGCTGTACGAACTAAATCAACTACATTATATTGTTGAGATAAGTTATCTACTAAATACATTTTAAACCATTTCTTTCTTGGGTCGTTCTCATCATCATCATCAAACATTTGTAGATAAGCACCGTATGTCCCAAGCAAGATAGCCATAGTTAACATAGCCTCTATAACGTTTTGTTTTTGTTCATCAGATAATTCACTCCATTTATAATCTTTATTGGCGGTACCTAATGAAAGCAACCTAAACATTACATTTACTAATGTTATGGCTCTGCCTTCTGTTAATTTTTGAATCCATTCATATACTGGGATATCTTTACCGTTTTCGTCTTTATAAACAGGTTTACCTTCTTTATCAAACATTTGTTTGTAATAGCCTAAATCAGTCTCTAATCGTTTAGAATGGTATAAGTTTAGAATAAGTCTTGGAAAATATTTCTTAAGATGTATCATCATTTTCCCTGCTGAATATATTTCTATAAGAGCAGCCTCATCCTTTCTATAACCTCCTTGTAAGCGTTCGTGTACCTTTCTTATCTTAGCCTGTTCTTTACTATCAAGACCTCTTAATTCTTCAGTATAAGTAGATCCACCGGCTCCTTTCTGTATATATCCTCGTACTCCGCCATTCCATACTAATTTATATTCTCCAGTACCTTTACCATTTTCGTCTTTTATTTCTTCTGTATCATAAGATTCATATAAAGATTTACCAGTTACCTCATTCTTCATGCTAAGAAGTTGAGCAGCCATAGTTGTTAAACTTACAAACTCTTCTGGTATACTATGAAACATATACATAGAAGATTCGTTCATAAATTTATTTCTAGAGGATAACATGGTTTTTTCCATTTCAGCATAATCAAAATTATTACCAAAATAATCAAATTCTTTTGCTAATAAGAACATTTTACTATTCTTCAACTCATTCTTAATGCCAGCGCCAATATAATCTTTAAAGTATAATCCTTCAGCCTTTACAATATCTCCATATCCAAAATCTATACCGTTTCCGCTTATACCAAGAAGTTTAATTTTAGATATAGAGCCTTTCAACCCATCTCTATGTGTTAATAATGCAGCATGAACACCGTTACCAGTTCCTTGCCAAGGTCTTAGCCACATAGTATTCATACTAGCCCATTTGGTTAAACCACGTATAACAGCATCTAAAGATACTTTATGTTGTTCCCACCCATTAGGAGTATACATTGGTATCCTAACTCCTCTACTTCTAGAATTATGAATAACACTTTTACGCTGAATATCTTGCATAAGTTTTAAGTCAAACATTTTAGATAAATTCTTATATGCAGGTTGTCCTTCAGCAGTTTTTTCAACTTCAAGTTTTGCTTGTAAAGCTTTTCCTAAAGCATAAGTATCATCCATGTATTTTTTATACTCTAGATTTTCTACTGCTTTAGAGAAGATTATTTCCATATTACGAGTATAGGCTCTACTGCTATCAATAAAACTATTCCCCATATACTTAACTGGTAAAGCCTGATTTTCATCATTCCATCCTTCATATTGATATTCTCTAAAAAATGTAGCATATCTATATAACAAAGAACCTAATGTTTTTTTTGAAAACTTACCCTTAAGTTCGCTTCCTTTACCATTTCTTAAAATAATATCATCATCTGTAGGCGGAACTTTAAAAAAGAAGCCCTTACTCCATGATACTTTATTCTTTTTTTCTTTATTAACATTAAATAAATCTAAGTGTGATAAATTTTTCCCGTCTATAATTGTGGCTGTTTCATTTAAAAACGCTCCTTGCCCATTAAAATAAGAACTAAACTCTTCGTTTACATAATCTAAAAGGGTTTTTTGAGACTTAGATAATGCATTATATTTTGCTTGTAAATCAGAATCTTCTTCTGTTGAAGTAAGTAATCTTTCTTTTGTCTGACTAGTTTCTTCACTTACAGACTGATCTACATACATAAATTTATATAGTTCATCAGAGTTTATAGCCTTATTACCTAATATATTAATTATCTTATTTTTCTTTTGGTATTCTTCAAGAACTGGCCTTAATAAAGATCTAAATTTACTCTTTTTGTACTCAGCAGCTTTTCTAGCTTTATCAAGTTGTTTATCTTTAAATGCTTTCCAGGTTTGAACCATTGGATGATTCATTTCAGAATAGTTACCAATCCACATAGAGAGCCTGTCTATATCATTATATAATATATCATTATCTTTTATAGAGGGATCTTTAATAAGATTATCAATTTCAAGCATTAATACCTCAGCTTCTTTTCTATCCTTTGGAGCTAATTCTTTATATATTAAATTTCTACCAGTAATAATTTTAAGTCTATCTAACTTATCTTGTAATAAATCTTGTGGTGTCATTTTACCACTTTTTATTTCATCTACAACGGTTTTGTTATATGCTTGACTATATACACTTGGATTAAATATATTAGAATCTTCTTGCAAAAGCCTATCTTTAATTCCAGGTTTAAGCCCAGCTTCTTTTAATAGGATAGGGTCTGATAAGAAACTTTCAATCATCGGTATAAAGGCAGCTACATCTACAGCCATATCAGGATCTTTATTAACAGAATTATATTCAGAAGGAATCCAAGCTAAATTTAAGTTTCTAAATTGAAGATTTTTATTTTTAGACCTTAACATTACAGCGTACAAAGCTAATTGTAATTTAGATCTATTTCTAATAGAATCCGTAATACCCTGTGATGATTGATTACCATATTTCATGATAACATCATTCATTCCTTTAAATACTTTATTAAACGATCTTCCTGTTTTCCAATCAATTATAGAATGAGTTTTGTCAGAATGTTTTACAAGCATATCAATTGTACCAGCTAAACCAAATTCATCAGAAGAAACCGTGACTTCAGAAAATATTTCATCTCTTAACACATCTTCTTCGCTCGTTAAATCATGAAAATAATTTATACCAACATTATTAAAAATCTCTTCTATTACACCTTTGTTTTCTATCCATTGCCAGTTAAAAGGTAATCTTCCTTTTTCATCCTGAAACTTAGCAATAATAGTGTCCATTTTTAATTGAATTTCTTCTATTTTACTTGGATTTATAAACTTTTCTATTGCTAAATGGATTAAAGTACCTTTTGCGGCACCCATATCATATTGTCCTTGTAAATAATTGACGTATTCTTGAAAGGTTTGTACTATTCCAACATCAGTAACCATTTTTTCATCAACAGGAGTAGATCCCCAAAAGGATTCTGCTTTTCTTAATGCAGGACTTTTGTCTTTATTAGCTTTAGATGAAAAGTTTTTAATAAAATTACTAATTCTATTAAATGTTTTAGATCCTTTACTACCATCTTTATTTATAACAACATATTTATCTGTTTCTTCGCCTTTGTCATCAAGAATAACCTCAACGTTTTCTCCAAAATCTAAAGAGCTTTTCTTTATATTATTTACCACATCACTATTTAAAGCCGGAATCTCGTAGCCGTTTTCAACAAAAGCCTCCATAGCAGAAAGTCTACTATTATTTAACTCTTTTACTAAATCTTGCCATTCTTGTGAATTTATATTTGGGCAACTTGTTTTCATATATAATTATTATTTTAAAGCTCTCTAAGAGCCTTTGTGTACTAAATGATATATTATACCACCCAATACACAAAGTACTCTTAAATCGCCTGTAATTGCGTTAAACTATTAAATTCCGCATTGCTTTAATGCATTTATAAGATCTTCCTCTGTAATTTCAGTAGAACCATTTTCAAGTTGTCTGTCTACTAAATTTTCAAAAGCATCAATATTTAATGTGTAAACATCTGCAGCTAAATTTTGATTAACCATTAAATCACTAAAAGATTTATTTAAAAGATTTGCTATATTAACGTTTCCTTCAAATAATTTAACAATAGAATTAATTAATTTCTGTAATAAAGTAGAATTATCAACTTTTATATCAACAAGTTGTTTTATAAAATCTTTATTAGTTAATCCATAAGCTAAGAACTCACCTATATCTTTAGCTTTAAAGAATTTAGGATTTGATTTGTATAAACTTGAGTTCTTGTATAGATTATATAATTCATTGGCTTCTTTTACAAATGTTTGTTCTGGTTTAGTTAGAGGTAATATTGCTCCATTAGCAGCCCACTCATTAGATGTGTTTACCATATAGTTTAAATACCTATGTATTTCTTCATGTATGATAATCTCATCTTTTGAAAATTCATTAAAGATAGTGTCATTAATTATAGTTCTAATATTTGATTCTATAATTCCTTCTTTAGATACCGTATTTTCATTTAAGGTAACTCCTTGATATGGAGAATCTCTATCAATATTTATACGGTTACGTAAAGAAGAAACTCTATTGAGTAACAAGTCTGCTATAGGAGCTAATCTGCCATGAGCATTTGATACTTTAGTAAGTTCTTCACGAACACTTAAATCTTCAAAATTTTTGTAGTTAGGAAAGTTAATATACTTCTCCTCCTCTCCAATATTTCCTAAAATCGTAGGTGGTTCACTAACAAGCTCAACAGAATACTTCTTATAGGCTTTACCGTCTTTCGTTTTGTTAGATGCTCCTTTAACTTTATAAAAGTATTTATCTTGTCTAGCTGGGTCCGCAAATGCAGTTAAACTAATCGTAGAACCTATTCTTAAATCATAATTAGTATTGGATAAAGCTTCATTACCTTCTTCTGGTCTACCAACAGTTATGTTTCTAATATCAGGTCTAAAGGCTTCATTCATTTTATAAGAGAATTCGTTTCCGCTTTTCCCTACAGAATAAATATTCTTTATACCTTGTCTAGCAACTTTCTGATAGTACATCATCCCAGTTTCAGGATCAGTATGTGTTTGTACATATACATCTACATAAGTATTTCCTGTCTTAGAAGTTTTTTCTCCACTTCTTACAAATTTAGGGAAGTCTTTATTAGTTTTTCTTACATCAATCTTACCTTCAGCATCACGTCTAGGTTCAGAAGAAAAGTTAGCAAAGATTGATTCATTATCAATAATATACATTTTGTATATGTTTTTTTCATCTATTTTTACTTTATCTACACTAGGAATAAAAGGTAACGAAGATGCGTTGTTAACAGAAACTTGAACTTCAAATAAATTTGATAATTCTTTAAGTTTAGTTTTATTAGCTAATACATTATCCATTAAATATTCAAATTGTATATGGAAGATTTTCATCATTCTCAAAGGAAGTACTTCGGCGTAGTTATTCTTACTATGAACTAATCCTTGCTCAAGAATTAAGTATCTCATAAAATCCTTCTGGATCTTACTCAATTCCATAGTATACTTACTATTACCTAATTTATCTTTCTTAACAATTTTACCATTTACAACTTCATAATATAAAAGTTTATCAAAAGCATTTTCATAATCTATAATATCCTCGTAATCCATACTTGACGCAGGCGCAAAGTTTATAACTTTTTTTGCGTTAGCTCCATTACCCAATGATATTCCTGATACAAAAAGATTATCTTTGGTTGCTGGATTATTTTTCAATAAACTAACCGACTCAAACATTCTATCTAAAAAGGCATATTCTCCTTTGAGAACATTCCCTTTAGATGTTAATCTTTCTGGTTCAGAAGCAAATCCTTTATAGGCAGGGTCCCACTTAACAGAAGACAATAAGAACTTCATAAATTCTTCTGTCTTTTTCTGATCATCTTCTTCAGGATCTTCAGCGTAAGAGATGTCTTTGTTTTTATAGACTTCTTTTACAGCAGTTTTAATTACTGGATTATATCTATAAAACATTTCTTCTAGCTTAGTATTTGTCTTCTCTAAAGCATCATAAGCAGCTTGTACGTGTGGTAACTCCTTAAAGAAGTTTTCTACATCAATAGGGAATGTGCTATCTTTACCAAATATATTATTCTTTGCATTAAGTATCTTTTCAATATCAAACTTTGTAACAGGGAATTGTTTTATAATACTTAGTACTTTAGAAATTTTTGATATAGCATCACCAATATAAAGAGCCTTATTGAATAAGGTAAAGAATTCATATTGTTTATATACGTATTCTAATTCTTTTTCAGTAAGTTCTTTTTCATCTTTCTGTTTTTTAAATATATCTTCTAGTGATAATTCACTTCTGATACCAAATTCTCCAGTTAAATCTCTAGAGTTTATTCCTTCAGAAGGTTTTTCAATTATACCATTACCTAATACAGATAGGAAAGATAATTTTAAATATTTCTGTCCCCTTCTACCTTTCTTGTTTAAGACTTCAGCAAACTCTTGTGAAAACAATTGTAGCGAAGTATCTAAATCAACTCCAAAACCTCTTAATGCTATAAAAGCTTTGATATTATCTTTTGTCATATTGACATTAGGTAAATCTTGCTCATTAACATTGTCGATTGCAGAGTTAAGAAAAGCATCTTGGTCTTCCCATAATTTTTTATCTGATTGTAGTGTATCAAAATTTTGGTTATCTATAACAAAAGCTCTATTAATTTCTTCTGAAGATATAATCTTTGGATCACTACCGTCTTTTCCTGTACGCTGCATATAAGCTAATGATTTAATACCATTTGCAAATATACCTGTACCAGATAAAGCTTCAAAGGAAGAAGCATGTGTTTTTTGTCTGTCTAATATAAATGAAGAATCGTTCTTTCTAATCTTGCTCTTAGGTTTTATCTTAAGAATTTTTGTAATAGCCTTTTTAATTTCAATCATAGAAATTGGCGAAGCCATTCTCATTCTATTCTCTCTAATTGTAATAGCCTCTAAGAAGGTATCTAAAATCTGATTCTTTAAGTATTTTGACTGTTCATCTACTGATAACTCGTTAAACTTATCTGAATTAATGAATTCATCATCAAACACGTACTGTTCGTTTTCTTTTTTATATCCTATAGGATTTCCGTCTTTATCATATTCTCTCCTTATTACATATAAAGCATCAACATCATAGTCACTACCATGAAGGGCAACTATTTCTTTTGGTGCTATGATTACGTTAGTACCTTGAGCATCATAAAAGCCTACAATCTTTAAAGGAATTGCAGAGTGTAATTCAGATGAAGGAAGCCTAAATCCAAGTAAATCTGGATATAAAAATTGTTCTGGTGTATCTTCTTTAGAATTTTCTATAAACTGTTCTAATTCTTTAGGCAACATACCTCTTGGAACTATAACTTCTGCATATAGAATATCACCAGCATTTTCTTTATTACCAAACTTCTTTACCTTGTAATTTAGCTTTGCTTCTTTTCTAAGCAGCTCTTCGTTGTCTTTTAATATATCTGTACCAAAAGCAGTCTGTAAAACTAATTTAGACCCTTTAAATCTAACATTAACAGTACTCTTACTAATTAAAGACACAAGTTGTGTAGTTAATTTTGAAGAGATTGCAGGGTAGTTCCAAGGAGTTTTTATCTTACTAAACTTTTCAGTAAAGTGTTCAAAAATCTCACTAGTTCTTTTATTGGTTTGCCCATTTCTTAATACTCCTTTTATCTTTGATGTTTTACCTTCTTTAGTAGATAGTTCACTAAATATTTGATCAGAACCATTATTTATTAATTTTGATAATGCAGAGTAAACCTTAGCTGCTCTAGCTACATTGTTTTTCATTGTATTTAAGAAGTACCCTAATTGAGTTGGATTAGCAACGTCACTATCTGGATTATGAAGAGGGTTTAATTGTAATCTATAATCTTTATTATATATCTCAAATCCAGAATCTTCTTGAATAAATGATTCTTTGTTGTTTAATAATTCTTTTACATCTGTTAAGATCGTAGGAGTTCCTACTTTATTACCTGATGCAAATACAACTTCACCGTAAACAATATTTCCATCTTTTCCACCTTTACGCATCTTATCACGTAATACTCTTAAGGTTTCATATTTAGAGGTTAATTCATCTGTTAACACAACAGAAGAATATTTTAACATCCTAGGAATTTGATTTTCATCTATATGATAATAAGCTGGTTTAGAAACATTGCCTACTCCGTAATTAAGCCCAAATCCCGCAATTAATTCTTCTTGTCTTTCAGGCAACATAAATCCCTGTCCGTCAGTATATTCAAAAGAAGAATTTTCATCTCCGAATAATGATATAATAGAATTTATATCTTCTTCTGAAATTCCGAAACCTTCTTTTAATAAAGCCCTAATATCTGTACCCACATTAAATTTTTCATCATCTAAAATAGCAATATTAGTTCTTTCAGGCATACCAACTTTACTATCTACGATTCCTCTAATTCCAGGAGAACTAGCCCCAGATAACCTTTTAGTTAATTCGTTTGCGCTTTTAAAGAAATTAAAAGGACCAGAGATTAATTGTGTTAATTGATTAGAATTTATATAATCGTTTACAACAAAAGCAGCGACAAGAGGTTCGATTACTTCTTTCTCAATTAATTTTTGAGATTCAAAGATAGGATCAAGCTCTCCATATACAGCCATTGCATCATCAAGATTTTGAAATTCTGTCTTATAAAATTTATTAATACGTTTTAATATATCATCTCTAGTCTCCCTAAACTTAATAGAGGGGCTTAAAAACTTAGAAGTTATAATCTTTTTAGTTTTCCAATCAAACGTTTTTTCATAATTAATATTTGAAAAGTTTGCTGTTGGGAATAACACCTTATCTATAATACTTGTTATGTTATCGTTATTTAAGTTGTCTACCGGTATGGAAATTCCATAATCAATAAACTCTTGTGTTACTAACTTTGATTTTTCTATTAACAAGTTATATACATCATTTGAAATATCTTTAACAAAAGCTTGATCTGACAAAGCAGCAAAAGCAGCATCTGATAATTCATAATGTGTAAATGTTCCTTTTGAGAAAATCTCAGTAGCTCCACCTTTCATCTTGTTATTGATAGCTTCACCAAGTACATTAAAGTTTACTAACCTTCTCTTGTTACCAAGTTTTACTTTTGAAAAATCTTTCTGTTTTCCAATTTGAGTTACCATAGAATTTAAAGCCTCAATAGCCTTTAATCTATTTAATGGGGATACCCCTACAGAAATATTAGATGGTTTGTTAGAGATCGTATATAGATTCTGTGAGTACATTTTCCTAGCTGAAGATGACGCTGATAATGCTGCTATAAATTGAGCTGAAAAAGCTCTCTCCATATAGTTATCATATTGTTCATCTTTGTATTCAGTAGTATATGAATCACGACTATACCCAACGTTTTCTGTAGTTCCGTCAAAGTCTTCTACTTGAAAGATAGAATTAATCCCTTTCTTAAAAATATTCCAACTAAAGTATTCAGATCCTGTTATAAAAGGAGGCAACTTTAAAGCGCTTAATCCATGATAAGAAGTTCCTTCAAATCCTGGAGACTTAACTCTATTCTTTAAATTATTCAATATAGTTTGTGCTTGTCCGCCTACCACATAATTATACTTTGTTTTTCCGCTTGCAGAAGTTACAGATGTAGCTCTTTGTACTCTTGAATTAGCCCCTAACAATTTAGCTAAGTTATTCAACAAGCTATTTGTAAGTTTTGCAACATCAGAAGAAAGTTTGTTTCTTATAAGCTCTTCTTCTTTCTGCGCATCTTCATCTTTATCAAGTTCTGAATTTACATCATTATATATCTCAGATAAAGCATTTGAATTAACAAATAACAGTTCTATGCTATTATATACATCATCTATTAAATCAGATGTAGTTGAAATATTATCTGTTAATAATGATTCTAGACCAAGTTTCTTTATAAAACTATTAATTACTTCTACTTTATCTTCCGCAGTTTTTACACCACGCATAATACTCTTAGTATAGTTTAATAATTCTATTGCAGTTTCTTTATTTTTCAATGATGTAAGAGCATTTTTAATTTGGTCTTTAATAGGAGAAACATGTGTTCTTCCCTTTGCACCAATAAACTTCATCATTTTCTTACCATTGTTATTAGTAATCTCAATAATCTTAATATCTCTTTCTCTTTGAGACAAGAAGTTAGAGAATACTGTTTTTAGTAAGTCTGCATTTTTATATTGAGAATATAGGTTAAACAAATCTTCCTTAGAAAATCTATCATTAGTCTCGTCTATAATTTTATTTATAAATTCTTTAGTCCTATAGTTATCTCTTGTAACTTCACTAAATTGTATTCCTTTAGTTGTTAAAGAGTTTTTACCTATTGCAAATAAGATGTCATGTTCTGCAGAAGGATCTTTTGTATATAAGAATGTCCCGTCTGTTAAGAACTTAGCGTCACGCCTTACTTTGTTTTCATTTACATAACCTAAAGAAACGTTGTTATACAAATCAATAAGTTGATTGCCAACAGCACGATACATTTTGTTCGTGTTCTTTTTCATCTTCTCATTAATCTGGTCTACAATATTACCAGTAGATTCATCAACACCATTCATGATTTCAAGAGCAGCTATGTATGCAAACCTAGGATTAACGTAACCACCAATAGTACCGTTATCTTGTTTCCATTTGATGTTAGACATAAACTGTTTAGAAGCAGCGCTAATCTTACCTTCCATATTAACAGTATCCCAATCTATAATGTCATCAGCAATACTAATAGAAGTTTCTTCATCAAACAACTCATTAACTAAATCATCTTCACTTCCAAAGTTCTTTATATCCCAAGTAGGATAAGCAAATTCAAAAATAGTATCAAAATGTTTATATGTTTTACTATATAGTTTGATAGTCTTTTCAAACTTCTGTCTTTGAAGATCTAACTTATCATAAATGTCTTGAGGCATATTTGATAACATCTCAAGTTTTGCAAGTTGATTTATAATAGCTTCAAACTTAGTTTTGTTTTCAGAGATTCTTTGTTTTAAAGCATATTTAACCTGTTCCTTGATTTCATTTTTGGAAATAGGATACCCGTCAACTCCCTCGTTGTTTAATTTTGACATTGTATTAACAAGTGCCTTCTTAGCTAATTTAGCGTCTTCTGCTGTATCAAAAATAGTTTTTATAGCTGCAGTACGTCCACCAATAGTATTTAATCCTGACTCTTTATATAGACCATTTGAGATGTCTCTAAATACAGATTCAATATATTCTCTATTGTCAGATACAAATCTAAAGAAGTCTCTTAACCTTGCAAACAATTTTTTAATAACATTATTGTCTGTAATATAATCTCCAGCTTTCCATAATTGATATTTCTCTGCCATGAACTCCTCAAGCTCAATACGATCCATTATAAGTGTCTTAGGAAATTCTTTATTAAAAGCAGATTTAATTCTTCTTCTTTCTTCTAAAGAAAATCTTTCTGTATATACCTTATGGAAGATTTCATGTTTAACAATATTCTCTCTAATACCACCATTCTTGTCAACTACTAAAGATATAACACCGTCTACATAAGAACCCCAAGCTTCAATAGATGAATCACCTACTTGCTTAACAATACTTTCTACAAATTGTATCTGACCTTCTTTTATACCAGGAATTCTTTTCTTAATAAGTTTAACAACAGACTCTCTACTAAGAATAGCTCCGAGATATTTATCTTCATCTTCTTTAGAATCAAATTCTCTAATTGTAGAAAACAAAATATCATCTTCATTATCTTTTAAGAAAGCTTCATTATCTTTTAATAATTGTTCTGCTTCACTCAATGCACTAGGAGTATTATCCTTTGGCGGTGTAGTTGTATCATCCTTCTTTTTTGCTACAGGTTTATCAATTTTAACATTAAGAGTGGTAGGTATAATATCATCAAGTCTTGATTCTACTAAGTTACCAGCATCTTCATCTAAATTATCTGTACCAAGATCATTTATCTCAGACAAGTCAATAGGATACTTTAAAGTTGAACTTTCAATAGAATCACCTTCAAATCCTAACGCTTGTTTTAACGAACCTGTAGACAAAGCTTCACTCTCAATTGAAGTTCTAGCCTTCCACATTTCTTCTGGCGTGAAGATATTGTTATCTATAATAGCAGCTTCTACAACGTAAATAGACTCTTCATTCTTAGGGTCAATATAATCTATATCAATACTATTCTCCATTAAAACTCTTCTCAAGAAAGAAACATATTCCATATTAGAAGTACCTGAAGACAGCAACGATTTCCCTGTTACAAATGAGTATGAGTTACTACTGTCTTTCTGTTTTATTGTTTTTCTAACCCTTATATTAACATCTCCTGGAGTTGCGTTATTCTTAGCTAATTTATTTAGTGAAATCTGAGACATACCTTTCCCGGCAACCAAGTCTTTCTTTGTTAAGAATTTTCTTGGAAATTTCTCATCTGTCTTTTGATCTACTAATACTTTATTTCCATTACCTTTTGTGTAAAGAGACCTAGCAACAACTTTACCGGTTTCTGTATCATATTTAAAGAACCTTTCTTTACTGTCTACATAATAAATTCCATCATAATCTGTATTCTCTTGATATTCTGGATTATCTATGAATTGTTCCTTAAATTCTTCTTCAGACATTTTAACGCTAACATTACCAATTCCGTAAAAGCCTTTTACTAAAGGCTCTATTATCTTAACAATATTATCAAATTGTTCCTGAGTTAATTCTGGAATAATCAATTTAGCTTCTGTTAATGATACTCTGTTACTTGTTTTTTCTACAATAGAAGAACCATCTTCAGAAACTTTATAGTTACCTTTAAACTTCTTAATTAAATCATTAAAAGGTTTTGTTCCTAACTTTATATTATCGTCAGAAATTATACTTTCAATTTTCTCTGTAGAATTAATAAATGAAAATATAGGCTCTAGTAAACTAGCGTCTTTCTCTTTATTAACCATTCTGGGAGATAATTTAACGTATTGTTGGAAGATAGATCCATTACCATCTTTAGCGTCTCTCTGTATATCTATAATAAGATAAGGTACACCAGCTCTTACTCCGCCAAGTTTCTTTTTCTTGACTTCATTAGGTTTAAAGATTTTTAATTCTTTACTTAATATAGTAAACCCTCTTGTACCAAATACTCTTTCAAATATATCCATAATATTTGATACAATATTATTTGAGGTATCTTTATCTTTCTTATACACATATGTTATTGGTCTAGGGGTAGTCGCAATAATTCCTGTTCCAACAATAGAAGATTGATTACCTGATAATTTAATGTGTAATTGACCATTACCGCCAACAGCATTTGCTGTTATTAAATCATCATTTAAAACCTCATCTAATGTTCTACCGAAAAGATTTAGCGATTCTTCATTATCTATTACTCCAACTCTAAAATAGGATTCTTGAGATATATCAGAACTATTTCTAGTAAACATTTCAACATACTTGTTCTTTCCTCTTTCAACTTTAACATAATAAACTTTATCTCCTTTACTATAAGGAGTCTTTACTCCGTTACTTCCATCTTTTTCTCCAAAATTAGTAGTATGTTTTACATTATGTATTACATCTCCATCTTTAAGATTGTTTACTTCAAAGAAATCATCAAAACTTTCGGATCCTATTTCAGAAATAGAATCATCTACAATCTCTGGTTCGTCTTCTTCGATAATAATCTCTTCTTCAATAGAAGTAGAAATAGTATTGTCAACATCATCTTCTTTCTGTTCTTCTTGACCTTTTACGGAAGGTTTAGTTTTTTCAACTTTAATCCCGAACCCTTTCATTATATTAATATCCTTTGCAACATCTTTTAGATATTGGTCTTGATACTCATTTTTCTGTTTAACATTATTTTTTTCAGATTCTTCAATTGAATCGGATTTCTTATTTACAAAGGTTCCTGTATGATCAAATATAAAAATGTATTCTTTAGCTCTCGATGTAGCTGTATACATAATTTTATTTCTAGCGGTTGAAGCAGTAAGTTTTTGGCTATCAGACATTAAAGAACTAATTGCGTTTACAGAAGGATCTATATCTATAAACACATTTTCAAATGTTTTTCCTTGAACGTTTTGATATGTTAATATCTCTAAACCTGGAATAGTATCTCCAAGTAATGATTTGTACATATCAACATCCTCATCTCTACCAACAACTAATACTTTTGTTCTACCGTTATCTTTATGAGTATTTAATTGATTAATTAAAGCTTGTTTTGTAAATCCTGCCTGAACTCCTTTTGCTTTAACACCTAAATCTTCTGACGCAGAAACAGTTATCCCTGAAACAGTATTCTTATTCATATGATACACATTTTGAACCTCGAGTACGGAGTTAATATCACTTCTAAAAGGAATAGTTAATGGAGTAATAATTGTTACATCTTTTAATTTAGTATTTCTTGAACTTTGAATTGGATTATCAAAATTCTCTTTTCTAACAATCTGAGTAGGATCACCTAAAGCAACTACCTTAAGCTCTTTAATTCTATTAGCAGCTCTATCTTTATTAATACTTTCTACAATAGAAACTAAGTTATCAAACTCTTCTTGTAATATAGCACCGATTTCATCTACAAATAATAACTCAATGTTATTAGCAATATCTGCTTTTACAATAGTTGAGATTGTTTTATCACTTACTGTACCTAAACTATCATTAATAGTCTTTGTAGAAGAATCGTTATTACCTATTGCAAAGATGTTTTTAGAATCAACTCCAGCAAACTTAGCAAATAGTTTTGATACAACTGTAGTCTTGCCGGTACCAGCTAATCCTTTCATATAAGCAAATGAACCTAACCCATTACCCTTGTTCCCAGACTTAAACCACCGTAATAGCTCAAATATAGCTATGCGCTGTTGTCTTGACGGAGATAACTTTAATTCAGCTGTCTTCTCTGCTAAGGCATTTTTTTTCTCATTATTTAAGTACTCTAATGTATCTAAGTTAGAGTTTACACTCTTCTCTATAGAATCAATAGATTCAATGAGCATATGTTGTTCTACAATACTAATTAACGAATCATAAGGTATTCTAGGAAATCCACTACCAATAGACTTATTGCCATGTTTTAATGCATAATGTAATTCAGCAATATTATTGTTTAGATAATAAACATCTATAGGTCTAACATGTTCATCACCTTCTTCTCTATTAGGAAACTTCTCTAATAGTAAAGTAGGAAATGTTGAAGATGGGTTTTCTTTATAAGCCACTAAGAACTCATCTAACTTTTTAAGTAGATTAGCCTCAGCTCTATCTCTCGACTTAGTTACTGTAGGATTTGCTGCGGCAATTTCTTCTTTAGTATATGTAGGGTTTTCTTTAAGAGTTTGTTTAATATATTCTACTAGGTTATCAGATAAACCGTCTTTTGTAGAGGTTAAGATAGACATTAAATTCTTTCTTTCGTCTACGTCAGCAGTTTTTATCTTAGCGACAAGTTTCTCTATATGAATAAAGTTGTTATTATCTTCTACAAAATCATTCTTAATAGAGTTTACAAGATCACCTCCCATATACTTTGATAATATTTCAAAGATACTGTTATTCAAAACAACTTGACCTCTTAATATACCATAATTAACCTTTGCATTATTATCTGCAGCAGTTTTATTATTTTGATTGTTTGTAGCAACCTTTAATATGGTATTAAGCATATTTCTCAATTTAGCCACTTTAGAGACGATCTCCTGACCTTTCTTTGAGTTAAGCAGTACTTGCCTTGACTCATGGTTTAACCCCGTCTCAAGCAATCTAAGAGACTCTAATGCGGAATCAACTGATTGTACGTTATCAAAACCTTCTTTGTTACTATTAAAAAAGTTTATAACATGATTTACAGATTCATCAATAAATCTATTAGCAGCTATTGCTTTTAAATCATCTTCAGATTTAGTTCTGTTCTCCCCCGCTAAATTAAAATCACTATTACTTAATATGCCTTCTATCTTAGGTAGTACAGAGTTAACTTCTTTTAATATTTCAAAATCCTTTTTAGATTTAGATATTTCATCTTCTGTCCAGTTAAATTCTAGTAACGAACTTTCGTCACCTTCGGCATCCTGAAGTTCGTTCATATAAGCTTCTACGCTATCTCTATTTATATCATTTTCTTTGTTCCTTAAATCAGTAAACAAATCTTTTAATATCTTTTTATCTTGTAAGTTTAACGGAGAGTTCTCATTAACATTATTTATAATAGAATTGAACACGTCAGAAGAAGTAGTTTCACCTTTCTTATATTTACTATAAGTTTCGTCTCTTGCTATTTTCTTCTTGTATTGCATTCCTTTTACAAAATATTCACCATCTCGTATACCAAGATTTTTTCTCTCTCTTGCTATTTCTTCTCTTACAATATCTAAAGGAGAAATCCTACCATCACCATCAATTAAAGAATCTTCTATATTATCATAACTTAATTCTTTAATCCTTTTTATTGCATCAGTTTTCTCTTCTGAAGTTGTTTTATCGTTGTTTAGCTTTTGATTAAGATTGAAAATTTCTTTTAGATTATTAATTCTTCTTTCGTTAATATTAGAAATATCTTTGTATTCTTTTGCTATATTTTTACGACCTTCTTTACTTAATAAGTAATCTGATTTTTGTTGAGAATCATTAATTAAACTATCAATAGCATATTTCTGGCTTTCGTCAATAGTTTCTTTAAGTTTATTTAAGGTTTCTCTTTTATTTAACTCATAGAATAATGCTTTATTAACTATATTATTAATAGCAATATCAGCTGTTGTAGCAGCTACATTATTAAACTTAGTGGTTTTATTTTGAACTTGATCATATAAATCTTTAACCTTACTTGCGTTTTCTTTAAACTTTGCAAACTCTTCTTTGTCAGTTCCTTCTACGTTTTCCATATCTGCAATACGAGATATAGCATAGTCAAGAGCGTCATCAGTAGACTCAAAATGTTTATCATCAGAAAGAAAAGTATATAAATATTTAGATAATGCCATATCGTTATTAAACTCATTATGGAAACTATCATTATTCAATGTTGCAGCTGTTGCTTCATTAAATACATTTCTATCTCCAAGAGTTTGATAAAATGATTTAACCGTCTTATTTATATCTAATTCACCATTGTTCTTAGTAATACCACCAATTCTGTCTTTAAAATTTTTATCTGTTGTATCAAGATAACTAGCAATATTCTTTTTCCAGCTTTCTCCGAATTCGGTTACTTGTTTATTTTGTTCTGCTGCAGTTTGAAAACCAGAAACACCACCCATAGGAGCCCCTATAAGAGCGCCAAGAATCATTGATTTTTGTCCTTCGGTAGTAGAAAATCCGTTTACCCATTCTTTTGCATAGCCAGTTATAGCGTCTGTAAACGTTTTTTTTGTATTAGACGCAGTTCTTGTTTCATAATTTTGAATAGCAGTTTGAATTCCTTCTTCCCAAAGACCTTCTGAAGCAACGCCTAATCCTGCATATTTTAAAGTATTACCTGTTTTAGTAGTCATTACCTTAGATAAGTCATCAACGTTATCACGCATAACTTTTCTCATCTTAGATACATTCTTATTAAATCCACCTAAAAAGAATTTAGATTGAATAAAATCAGGCAGAACTAAAATAGCTGAGTTAGAAACAAATGTATTTGCTGCACCAGATGAAGCTATATCGTTTATTTCTTCTGGTGTATATTTATCTGTAGCTTCCAGATTTCTTTTAATAGTATTATATGTATCGTTAGATTCAAATGCAGATTCACTTACGGTATTATATGCTGTAACAGCCCAAGGAGTTATTGCATTAAACGTTTTAGCTGCGTTACCAGTTAGTTCTAACGCCTTCCCAAGTTTACCTATTGCTCCAGCAGGAATATAAGCAGAAGCCATAAATGCAAGCCCATCTGTAAAATCTTCAAACCAAAATTTTTGACTTGATAAAATATCAAATATATTATCAGAATTATATTTATCTCCAGCGTAAACAGGTAACGCCTCTCTTAATACTTCATCTGCCTTTTCCATAGAATTAGCAAAATCACTATTAATCATAGTATTGATGTCTCCAGTTATTAATGAGCCAATTGCACCAGTAGTATAAGAAAGAGCAGCCCCCGCTTTTGGAATTACCGCTAAAGCTCTACTAGCAACTCCATTTAAAAGTGCTGAAGAAAACGGTTGTGATTCTGATCTGTATTTTGGAAGATTTTGTAATTGAGATATAGATGTAATATCCTTATCATATTTACTTTCTCCAAATCCAGGAACCCCAACTCCTCTACCAGATAAATAATCAGAAGAATTTTCTTTATTATTTATTGATTCCTGCCATGCTTTTTGAGCGTTATCATTTTTTAATTTAGTGTTAACGGGGGCAACTGTTGGAATAGAATCCAATACAGAACCAACGTTATCAACTTCTGGCATATCCATTATAATTTTATCGAAATTATCTTCCATATTATTTATTTTTATATTGGTAAACGTCATTAAATATTTCAGCTGCATCTTGTGAAAATAATGCATTTGTCATAACTGATTTTGTCATATTACCTTTATCATCTTTTTGAATCTTATAGATTTCTTTTTCTGTTGATCCTTCGATTGGTCTTAAATAATACATATATTTATTTCCGTTTTGATCTAAATAACTATTATCTAACATATTATTAAGAGTCTTTTGAAATCCTTTTTTAACATCAGCACCTTTACTTATATTTAATCCGTTATTTTTATCATATCCTATTAAAGTTTCTCCGCCTCCAGAAAAATCATACATTGAGTTATAAATTGCTTCTCCTTGTGAAAGAACAGCTCTAGCTTTTTCAGATAGTTTTGGATTATCTTTTGTTATAAAAATATCTTTATCATTTATAGTTACTTTTATAGCGCCTTTAAATGGTAAAATTTCTATGTTATTTGGATTATATTTTCCTTCTTCTGTTGCTAAACTGAATTCTCCAGCTTTCCCATTACTTTCAACTCCAGATATTTTCCCATCTGTTGATAAAGTATTTAATAGATTATCATGAGATGTAGGACTTTCAAAAGAACTAGTAGACGCAGACCTTGCTTGCTGTCTCTCTAAAAATGTAGCCATACCAGTGCGCACCTCATCTTCACTAGGTTTTTTACCAAGAGTTTTTTCCATTTCTTTTGATGTTATATCATAAAGTTCTGGATATTTTTCTTTTATAATCTTTTCGGTTCTCTTCATAGCATTATCATCAGCTGCCAATTTACCTAATCCAGATGGCGCAAAAATTGCTTTCCAGTCCATCCAATCATTTAATGTAGTGTTACCAGATAGATTTGCAATATCACGTGTATTTAAAGATACATTAGGTCTTGTACCTGGAATATATTTATTAACTTCTCCGGTCCCGTTGCCAGAATCATTACCATCTGAATTTGTTGGCGGCTTATTCCTATATTTATTAAAGAATACATTCATCGCTTTTTCTCTCATTTGAGTTATCTCTTCTGGTTTCATATATTGATATTCAGAAGCAGCTAATCCATCAAACATTGCTAAAGCGTTTTTCATTGCATATTCTTTATCTCCATTAAATATATCATCATTATAATTTGATGTAGCAACTTTAGTAGCAAATGTTTCTAATGGTTGGGTATCTTTTGTTACAACTCGTCCAGATGTAGGATCAGACATCATTTCTCTATATCCATATTGGCTTATTTGTCCACTCATTAAAGCTTTATCAGCCTTTTCTTTAGTATCCATAGCAATAGTATATCTCTTATTAATATCATATAGGCTACCAGCAAGTTTCTCTTTCTGGAAGTTTCTATTAAGAGTTGTCATCGCTGCTAATATAGCATTAGGATCTCCTTGATATTTAGTATATATATCAGATAATTGAGAGTCATATTGCTTTGAAATCTCTTGTAACATCTTTGTATCAGCTTCTCCATACGCTTTAGTTGATAAAAGATCATTCTCAAGAATAGCTCTTGATTGTTCTGCTTGAGCAGAGTCTTGAGCTTTCTTTTGCATCAACATTGCCTGCATTTGAATATTAGGACTAGTCGGAATGTACTGAGAATTAATTGGTTGGGTATAGCGATTGATCATTTTATTCTCCTCCTTCAAATTTAGTTATTGCGTCTGCTAATTTATTATAATCACTACCTTTTATTTTATCAGAAGAAGTTATTCCTAATTTTTTAGCAATATGTATAATATAATTTTTTGTTGAATCAGAACTAGCATCTGGCGCATAAACTTTAACAAACTCTTCTACTGTTAGATCCCTGTTTGCTTTTGCAGTTATATCTTGAATTAACGCTTTCCTACCTAATTCTGAAGACCTAAAAATAGCATGCCCTTGTTTATCTACTCCTGTTACAGAATCTCCCCATAATTGTTTTGCTCTTTTCATAGTCATTGGTTTAAGATTTCCTGGGTTGTTATTCCTAACTGATCTAGCTTCAGTATTTACTGATTCTGTATTTGATTGATTAGATTCTTCAAGATTTGATACATAAGGATTTTGTTCTTTTGTGTAAGGATTTGGAGACTCAATAGTTGCAGAAGGTTGTGTTTCTTTCTTAGCTGGTGCTCTTAATGTATCATTTTTACCGGGGATATAAGCTCCTTTTACAGTGGTTGTGTCGTATTCAGGATACATATCATATAACATCTCTTGAGTATTTTTATCTTGTAAATTATAACGTGCAGCTTCTGATAACTGCCCAATTCCTGTTGTGATTAAAGCGTCTTTAGCTGCTTCATTACGATCATTAATATCACTAATGCCAAGTTTTATTCTATTATTATGTTCTCTTGTACGCATATTTAATTCTTCTGCTCTTCCTGCCAATCCTTCGTTAACATTAAATGCACTTTCTTTCATTCTTGAAACTTGATCACTTGCGGCTACATCGCTTGCTATTCTCTGTGCTGCATTAGCGGTTGGAGAACTAGGGTTATACGCACGTAATCTATTATAGTTTGCTGTTTCAATTTGTTTCTCTGCTTCTCTTGTTCTGTATTGTCTAGGTGTAATATTAGCATCTAACATATAATCATTAGGGTCAACTTTATCAACCTTATCAAATATACCACGAATAGTATTAACAGCTCCAGGGATATAGTTTAATATATCACTTTTATATTCAAAAGGTTTTCGTGTTGAAGTTGTAGTATCTGATAAATAAGAACCTTCTCCTGTTAAGTTATTAATAGTTTCTTCTGGTATTGGTTTAGGGTCAAGCTTAGTTACGTTTATTGGTTTTCTTCCATCTATAGTTACTTCTGGTAAAGTATTTTTTGCTTGTGAATCTGGAACCTGAAATCCTGGTTCTACTGTATTAAAAAACTTTGGAGCAGGAATATAAGGTATATTAACAAATGGCGGGTTAGGTTTAGCTGGTGGATTTTGTTTTTGAATAATTGACATTTCATAATCATCAAATCCAAGTCCAGTAGCATCTCCATTATTATTAGCTCTTATAGCTCTGTTATACATTATCTCTTCAGGATTTAACGGATCAGTTTGCTCATACCAATTCTTTCTACGTTTAGGCGGATTACCATCATCTATAGAATAATAAGGAGACAGTACGCTGTTTCTGTTTACTAAACTAGGAATCTTTTCTCCATATTTTTCTCTATAATAATTTAATACAGATAAATCTTCACCTCCGTCAAGTTCTGGCAGTTCTCCTCCATCAGCCATTATACCATTCTTCTGTGCGTACATATTTAATGCAGCATTTTCATTAGCATACTTAGATTCTAACATATCATTACCCATACTTCCTAACATACCAGCAGCACCAAATCCAACAGACATACCTTTAGTTAACCCAGTAGAATCTTCACCAGAGTTTTTCATAATGTTACTTCCGGTATCCGCACCTATTGACGCATCAAATCCGGCTACAGAAAAGTCTTCATAAGGGCCCCCAAACGCTAACATCTTATCGTTAATAGATGTATTAAGCTCTGCTCTCTTTGCATCATTAGCTGCAGATATTTTCTTTAATTCAATACCCATAGCTTCAGAAGCCATCTTATCATCATTCTGGAACTTATCTCCTAATCTTTTCTTATACTTATTAAGTATAACTTTGGCTTCATCTGCAAAAGTTTTATTGTTAGCAGACTTAAGTCTATTACTAAAGACATATCCATTCCAAGATACTTCTCCATTTTCAACTTTTGCAATAGGTCCTCTGTCCCCTGTTACGGAAGGATTACCTTTTTTATCTACAGGTATACCTCCATTAGGGCCTTGATGTGTTTGTCCTTTATATTCTTGTACCATATCAGGCATCATTCCAGGCATCTGTCCACCATCAGCAAACATTCTTTGATGCCAAACTCCACCTTGTACACCGTCTTGTGAGTTCCAGAAATTCTGATCTGCAACTTGGTTCATAACCATTTCTTTTTTCTTGGCTAATGTCTTTTCAGTAGCCTCTTCTTTAAAGTGACCAGCTATTCCTCCTACTACAGCTCCAAACGCTCCACCAACACCAGTGCCAATAGGTCCAAATATCGAACCAACAGAAGCTCCTGCGGCTGCACCTGTTCCGGCACCAGAAAGTGTACCTCCCCACCCTAACTCCTTGATATACAGTACTTCATCTGGGGTAAATTGTGTTTTTTTATTTTTCATATTATTATATATTATTCAAAAAAAAAGCCCTCTCGCAAAAGAAGGCTAATATGTTTTATTAGATTTTTTAACCTCAATAATAAAATAAATTATTTTTTTAATTATCTTAGCAAAGATAGTATAAAAAATACAATTTGTCAAGTGTTACTGACTGTTATTTTCTAATGAGAATTATTATATTTTAGTTACAAAAGAATTAAGTTATAAATAACGTTGGTCTCCAATGAGTTATAATTGGATTCAAATACAGACTTTTGTTAGACGAGTTAGTAAAGAGTAAATCAAACTTAATATATTTACCTATAATTCTTTTTTTATGAGTATTTTCAGTATACCTTGGGAATAACGCTCTCCATGTTCTAAATCTAAAACTAGCATTTATAGTTACACTCCCTGTGTCTAAAAAGTTATTATATGCTCTCATGTGAGTAAACGTACTAGATGCTACTGGGGGGCTCCCTACTATATCAACTGAATCATGTGAGTATTCTATTGAATCAAATGTTTTCATTATAGCAGGGGCTTCTGTAATGATAGGAGTGACTACTGTATTATAAGTAGCCCCATAGAATTCTCCTTTATCTCCTCCGTTATGCATATACCCGCTGTTCCTTGTAGTGGGATCTATTGTTATAAACCTATACATATTGTTGATATATATTGTCGGAATAAAACTATAAAAAGAAACAAACTCTTTAAGAAGTTCATTATATCCAAGAGTAAAATTACCTACCTCTGCTGGATTTCTAAACGAAAAATAGATCATGTCTTTGTTGTGATCTCTTCCTGCGTATACTCCAATATAATCATACTGACTAATCTTCTTATAGAGCTGCCTACTCACGTTTGATTTTATATAAGAATTAACTCCCTTTAAATAACTAAGCTTAAATTCTCCATCCTCACCTACAGCAGATATGCATTTGTTGATAGTATCGAAATAGTATATAGCATCTCTACCTTTTATGACAGAATTAGACTGTGACGTTCCTGATGTGTTTGTAGCATATACAGGCTTTGAAAATGTATCTCCAGTACCTAAGACTAAAGAAACCCCCTCAGAATCATTTACAAGCGCTCTGTCGTCGATTTTAGTCATTCCGATAGAATTGTCTTGGAAGAAGTATAAGTTGCTTGAGATCGCTTCTATTGCGTTTATAGAGCCACCAGACCCTTCTACATCTAGTATGTTGTTCGGTTTAAACTTTAACCAACTATCAGCAATTTCTCCGTCATACTTTTGATCACTTGCCGTTAATCTATGTGTTAGATTGTAAGTAAGTTTATCAAAGAATGTAGGAGTTTCTGTAAAAGTAATGAAATTGTTTGCTTTAATATAAGAATAGTTTAATAAATTAAGATCATATTCTTGGTTAAATATATCGCCATCAAGTTCATGAGACCCTTTATATTCTTTCATCAGGTGCCTGTTGCCACTAGATCTCGAATAAGTTTTGTCGTGTCTCCAATCAATATTAACAGAAGTTTCTACTGGATAAGCTACTACAGACTGTGTTGTTTTATATACCTGCCAAACATCACTCATGTTACCATCTTCATTGTTTGGGTTATTGTATAATCTTAAATGTTCAAACATAGAAATATATGTATCTCCACCGTATACAGTTATACTCGTTACGTCAGAAGTATGTAAAGAAGATGTTTTTATATATTTGTTTGTCTTACGTGAATAAAACGAATTACCATTATATTGTGTTACGTTAGATAATTTTAAAGTGCCATATAAGATTTCATTTCTACTTTCTTGTACAGTTCCAACAATTCCCGCAAGAGTAGTCCCTATAAGTCCGCCTAACTTTACAGACATTCCAGTTGCTAATTTTAGAACAGCTCCTGTCCCAGCTTGTGCGTTAACAACAACAGAAAGTGCATCAATCCAATGTTGTTGATGAAAATGATGATAATTATATACTTTAGACGCTGTTCCAGCTAAAGCTTCATCTGTAGTTATCCCAGATACAGCATAATCACCGGTTTCATTTGTTATCACAGCAAAATCTTCTATTGTCGTATTAAGATCATTAAGAAACGGAGTTAACCTAGAGGCTTTTGCATATAAGGAATATGGTGTAGGATTTGTTCCTCCAACATTTTCTATAAATTCTCCATTATGCATGACACTGAAAAATCCTCTTATATATAATTTCGCCCCGCTTATCTTTATGTTCTTGTAAAATGATATTTCTGGTGACCAAAAATTACATAACTTATCTGCATATACAATCGTTCTTAAAAATACACCTGATTCATATTGTCCAAATCTATTTGCTCCACTACTTGTTAAAGCATATTGTTGCTGTGCTAATTCCCAACTATAACTTTTACGTAAAGACATAGAAGCTGTTGGCCTTAATATAGACGTGTCTATGTCTGGTGTTTGTACCGGAGTAATATATCCACTAGCTATAACAGTTTTATCAAAATCTCTTAACTGCACTCTTACTATCTGGTATGAAACAGAATCAGTTGGTGCGTTTGCTATACTAAATTCTAAACCAAGAATATTTGCATATGTATTTATAGAGGAATAAGAACCAGGAAATATGTTTGCTGTAGTCAAAGCAAAGTCATATCTATTTACATTTGACCCTAAACTAGCATCTACATAACTTACGACAGAATCGTTATCTCTTTGTTCTGGCATTGTTATATCTCCAATCCATCTTACAAAAGAACTTCTCCCTTTGTTATCAAAGAACACTATACCAAACCTATATGTCTCTTCTCTTCTATATCCAACTAGTTGCCCAGAAATAATATCATTTGCGTAGTTTGCATATCCGTTGGAATCCTGATATGAAGTATCAATTGTAGTAGACCACGTTTGATTTAAGAGCCTGGTAAAATGATTTCTCATCTCTGGCAATTCCAATGCACGATCATTAGTATAATCTTTGTCAGTAGTCCCATTATGTTGTACTGTAAAAGGACTATTGTCAATAAACAACTGGTTAAGAGTAAAGTTATATGAAATATTCTTTCCTGTACCACCGATTCTTCCTGGAGCAGTTCCTCCAGCAGTATTATTCTTATACTTATATGTAGCTGGGTCTGGATTTACACAATCAAATTCTTCTGGGATAGACCAGTTAGTGCCGGTAACTCCAGTGGATACACCGCCAACATAATATGTCCAAGCTCCAGCAAAAGTAATTAAATAATAATTAGTAGCGTCTGTAGAACTTACCACCTTAGCTATACCAGTATCATCGAATCTGTATGTCCTAGCATCGTATGTAGTAGTATAGTAAGATTCGGTAATATTGGCTGCGACAAGTCTATTATTAGCAATTGCAAGATCTAATGCAGAGAATAATATTCCTCCCATAGCAGCATATTCTTGTGTAGTATATGATCCCAGAGTAATATCTCCATTATCTATAATAATGATTTCGTCTTGATCTCCTATTGGTTCTTCTGCTACTATTCTAATCTCTGGAGAAGAGTATTCATTCTGATAATATAACCTTACTATTCTGATATAAGTAAAGTCTCTTTCTAAATTTTCTATACGTACTCGAACAGACTTACCTGAAGTATTATCTTCGTTTTCTATATACTCGCTACCAACAAAATTTCTAGAATCGCTTTGGAAATAATCCTCTTTAGATATATTAACAAGATCACTAGCGGAAGAGAATTTAGTTTCAGATCCTGAGTACGAAAAAAATTGGAAAGCATACTGAACAGATCCTACATTAAAAGATCCGCCATTTACAACATCGCAATATGGTTGTCTGAATAAGACATTTTGGATAATCTCTAGATAGTCTAATGGTTGATTTATCAAACCAGTTTCCAGTACGTTCATGTGTCTTAACCTATTCTGACTATCGGCTATATAAATCTTAACAATAGAATCACTTTCTATATTTGCAGCAACTTTTATTTTACTATTATAAGCAAAATTCATATTATCATAATATACAATATGCGTAGCTGCAATAAGTTCTTTAGTAGAATAGTTTATAATTCCTTCTATCTGCTCATTTGCGTCAAACTTTATTTTCCATACAGCTCCAATTGGGCCTATATATCCATTAGCCTCGTCAGGTATAACTTCAGCAGATAACATAATAATATAGTCACCAACAGACGTAGCAGCAAGTATTCTATGATTACTAGAATTTCCTATAGACTTCGTTGTTGGGTCTACTATTGTAGTTGGTAATGTAAATTTAAACTCATTACCATTAATATTACTAATAGTACCAGCCCCCATTTCATCATCTATAAGTAATTCTCCATTTAACAACTTAAAGTATTTTTTATTATCCCTTAATGAATAAGCTGTGTCCATATCCATTCCAAGAAAATAACTTTCTGTACTTGCCATATCTAAAACTTTTTAACTGTTGGGACACCTAATGATTCAAACCCATAATCATGAGCGTTTGAATCTGTCCTTATTTTAACTATTTGATTCTTCAGCGCTTCTGCTTCGTCATAATTAGGAGTAACAATCTTTGTAAAAGCACTATTAACATAGAATAACCAATTCTGTTCTGATTCATCTTTAATAGTTTTTGAGATAATACCTCTACGATAAAGTTTACTATCTATCTTATAAACTATATAAGACTCTACTGCAATCATATATCTATCTACATCAGGAATTAATAAACATCCATTACTATCTAAAGGATAATAAGAATAAGCAATATCTATAGCCCCTTCTTTTACATTTAAAAAAAGATATCCATTCTTAATTTGATATGAAAACATTCTTGCTGGTTTTTCTCCCATTAATAAATTATCTTCTCTTATTACAGGATCATCAAATTCTGTTTCGTTATTTATAGATTGATCATATAAAGACATTAAGTAAGAATCTGTTGCTTCAATTAACGTATGTCTTGATAGATGATCTCGTACAGCAATAATTTCTCTAAGATTAGTTGGAAGTTCTGCTCTATAATTTACTACACCAACAGTTGTTATAGTTTGCGTATAGACTAAAGGAGCGCCAATTAATTCCATTGCTCTTACAGCCCACTCAGTAATATCTTCTTTGTTAATTTCATTATAATAATCAGTATCTCTAAGGATATTTTCTATTACAGTTGAAATTGATTTATATTTTCCGTTAAACATAGTATATATATTTTTTATTCAAAAAAATCAACCTTTAAGGTTTCGTCTTTTATAACTGAAGCAAGCCAACGCTTATTAGTTCTTGATGGTATAAATTTATATGCCTCCTTATTTCTTAGTTTACCATTAGTTTTATCCCAATAAAACCTATATAAGTAACCATCAGAATGTTCATTTAGATGTAGGACGAGCTTTTTTTCTTCCTTTGCAGCTGGATTTCGCTCCCATAAGTCTTTTGTTTTTTTATAATCTATTAATAATTTCTTTTTAATAATATTATTATTCTCGTCATACTGAATACCAGAATACTTATACTTTTTGATTCTTAAAGTACCTAATGTGTAAGGCATCTTAAAAGCAAAGTTTTTATATAAGATAAGCTTTATAAGTTCTCTATTAAACTTTTTAATGATCTTATTAAATTTAATCTTTTTAATATCTAAATTAAACTGAGAGTTTTCTTTATAGAAATTATATAAATCGTTTTGAGTATAATCTGTTTTAACCTTTCCTTTTCCTCGCTGTAAATTACTCATTCGTTGCGTTATTTGTTTTATCTTCTGGAGCATTAATTTTATTAGCTGCAGTTTTCCAAACATAATCTTGAATATAAGGCCATAACTTACCCATTGCTAATTCTGAAGTATCATCATCGAATTCAGACACGTCTCTTGGATCATCAAAGATTGCTTCTATTATAACAGAAGCAATTGTTCTTGTTGGGGTTACTACTTTCCCCACTACATATAAGTATTGGTTCTTTATAAAAGAAACTAATTGGGTAGAATTGAATCTACCAGAACCACTATATAAACCTCTATCTTTGCTTGTAAACAATATAGATGGTTTAATTGTATATAAGTCAGGATATGTAATCGAAACATTTGTAACAGCTAATCTCCGTCCCATTGTCATTATCCTGGGTACAGTAGTTGTAGATTTCCACGATTCTCTATTCTCATAACAAATACTTCCTGATGTAATAAGAGTTTCTCTTGTTAATGCAAAAGTTTGTGTTTGAGTAAATATATCCCATCCGCCATCATAACCAGATGAAGAACCATAATCAGCAGAACCTCCTCTACTTATTAAGTTAGCAATAGATAGTTTTCTTTGTTCTATAATTAATTCTTTAATTAGCCTAATATCTATCTCAAAGTCATCTCCAAGATTCTTTTGCAACAACTCAAGTATTTCGTATGCATAAGAGTTTAATGTTCTCATATATTATTTGTTTAAAATATTTTTATCATCACCCCAACCTTAATCTCTTTCTGAACGAGGTCGTAGGAAGCGATATAAGCGTGTTTCTTTTTATTTATGAACATTCCTGCCACTTCTGCACCAAAAGAGCTTAGAGAGCCTCCTACGGCTCCTCCTGCATAAAATTCATTCTTGGGTACATATGCTTCTTTAATTCCTTTAGTTATTCGGATATAAGTAGGATAGAATTTCTTCTCAACATTTCTATTTTTAATTCTATTCTTTTGAATAGTATCAGAGATTCTTACAAACCCATTGGTATCATTTAGAATTGTATCAATAGAAATTACATAAGCAAAGTAATCTACATACATATCAAGAATTGCTTGAGTATCTACAGCGATATCTTTCCATTTTATTATTGAATCTGTTTTATAAACTACATTTACTTTAGGGACATAAACAGAATCAGTATAATGAATAGTATCATGTATCCATGCGGTATCTATCTTAATTGTATTATCTACAGGAGGACATGGTTTCTTACACGTATCCATAAAGAAAATTACAATTATAGCTACTCCAAAAAGAAGTTGCCATATATATTTTGATATAAAAGTCCAAATTGTCATATCTTGTTATATATATTAATTATTATTATAGAAATGATTATCATTGCTATACCAAACCATTGCGCTATTTTCCTTTTACGATTACTAAATATTCTGGGTTTCCAAAATTGAATCTTAGCAATATAAAATAGAGACATACCTTTTTTAAATCTTATCCAAGGTAAATATATAGCGACCTCGCTCTTTGTAATAGCATCTAAGTGATCATCATCCTTTAAACCTGCAGTCACACCTTTCTGAAAATAATATGAAGCAGATAAGATTATACCTATCATAAAAGATAAAGCTAATCCTACTTGTATTGCAATCTCCCGTATATTAGTTGTATAATTTGCAATACGTTCTGATGCAAATATAAACAATGAAGACGATAAACCTATTGCTCTCCACGTATCTGTTTCTAAAAAATGTATATTTTTGATGTATTTTTCAAGATACGGAGGTAATGGGTTATCATTCTTATGATAGAAAGATCCATTCTCCATTCCACTAAGTATAATTAAATATGATAACATTACTGCAAACATAAATGAATATAAAGAATATTCAAATTGTTTGCCAGAAATTTCTATATTTAGTTCTTGAAGGATTAAGTATCCTGCAAATATAATAAGTAATGCAGCAAACACAATTATACCTTTAGACCAAATTAGTTTTAACGTTTTCATATATTCATTTCAAAATGAGGAGCGTCATAGAAGTTAGTAAAGTTTCCGCCCCAACGATTATGAGAATCTAAAGACTCCCAATATTTAGCTAATTCATTAATTAAAGTATGTTTGTAAACTAATTTTCCATTAATAAAGAAATTAAAATCTACAGCTAATCTTTTTAAATGATTACTGTTCATCGTTTTAGTGCGCTTAACACCACTAACAAGTTCTAATTCTCCGTCTTCAGGTCTTAACGTCTTGCCATAAAAATAAAGTTCTTGCTGATCTTCGGTTCTATATGCTTCTCCAAAAGTAAGTCCTATTCCAAGTTCAGTTGCTTTAGATATTAATTTAGCAACATTCTTTGTAAAAACTTGTTGATATGTATTTAGTCCCATATTAATTTATTAAAGTTGTTTCATCAATCTCAACATTGTCATCATTATCATGGTGATCTCGTTTAGGTTGTTTCCAAATGCCTACAACACTATCAAGACCAAGTAAAGCAGCTCCAATAGCATATTGAGCTACAATTATAGTTTCGTTTAAATTATATGAAGCAAGACCATCAAATGTTGATTGTATCATTGTATATACTATAATAGCAGCTCCAAAGACTCTTTTAGAACTCCAGTCCCCTCTGGCGTCTTGAAATAAACTATTTTTCATATTGACATACAATTAATTGCTTAATTTTAAACTCACTATTTTTTCCTGTTATCATATCAACTGTTACTCCTCCAGCTATTGCTGTATTAATAACAAGATGCATAGGAATTTGAGGAATATCTTTTGTTACTTTATAAATTGGATAATCATCGAATAACCAAGTAAGACTTTTTTCATTCCACTCAATTCCATATCTATGATATTCTTTAGATAGATCATGTCTGCTTTTGATTCTTCTACCAAGTTGATAATGATCATTTCCACTAGTTCCCCAATGATGAGTTGTAGATATGTGTTTAGTTTCTTTTGTATAATTTGTATTATACATAGCCTCAAAGATATCTATCTCTGGAGGCCACGTTCCATACATCCACCAAGCAGCCCAAAACATTCCTTCGTTTTCAGGAAGCTTGCATACAAGATCAAATCTTCCATACTGTTGAGTAAACTTACCTTTTGTACTAAGCCTCCCACTTTTAAAATTAAATTCTTTCTGTGTCTTTTTATCTATATTAACTCTAGTAAAAAGAGAAATACCTTCTTCAGTTTGTTGAATACAATCAAGTTTAGGAATTACATTTGTCATAGGTTCGTTTACATCTGAAAACCATTTATTAAAAGTAGAGAATAAATTACCAGCAAAATTATAATCAATAACCTTAACCATTCCATTAGGAACTTTAAAATCTTTTAATGTATTTTTAGGTAAAAAATAGAATCTAATTTTATACCATAAATTAATTAGTTTAATTGTCATCATGTGTTAGTATTAAATCTTTACCTATTTCTCTTGATATAATTTTAATATTATAATCATATATCTTTAAATGAGTTTTCCATGTATCATTAAATGTTGTAATAGGGGTGTATGACTCAAATTTTATTTCAGTCTTATTGTCATATTGTATTCTGGCTACTCTTTCATCTTCAATTGAGGTAGTGTTTTTAGATATTGCATTATCTCTATTTGCATTAGCCACATCATTACCAAATAATGTTGTCACAAAAGCTAAGGCAATTATACCAATAATTTTCATAACATACGGCATAATACTTTCTTTTGACTTAGCACTTAAAGATTGAGCTACCGTTTCTTTTATTGTTTTTATTAATTCTTCTTCAAATTCGGTCATAACAAAAAATATTATTTTTTATATATGACTACACTTAAATATAATTAAATAAATAAGTGTAGTCTAATTTTTGTTTATTTAATTACAAGTTCAAAACTTCTTAGTTCTTTAGGAGATAAATCAATAAGTATCTTTTCTCCATCTTTATCTGTTACATACAGTCCTTGAAATGCTTCTATACCTACTTTATATAAATCAACCTCAACTTCTTCTTCAAGGATTAGTTTATATTTATCAAGCGTCTCTTTATTATCCTCATTATACTTAGTGAGAGCTTCTGTAAGAGTATCTTTATCTGCAAAGATATAAGTATTACCTTCAAGTATAAACTTACCCTTATCATCTTTAAGCGCTAATTCTTTAACTAGTTTATACTTACCTTCTGAATAATCTTTAGTCATCTTAGTTAAATCATCAACTATGCTTTTAACAACGTCTAAGTTTAAATTGTTCATGTGAGAGAACATAATGTTACCTTTTACGTTTTCAAAGTTTTTAAGATTGTTGTGTAATTGTAATACTTCTTTTCTTTTCATTGTTATTTGTATTTATGTTTATACTTATCTCATTATAATTTGTTTATGTTCTCCAACAGGAATAATATATGGGTCTGCAATACTCCCTGCTGATTCAACATCATCTATATCAGTTAAAGTTATAGTAGTTACTCCACTAGGTAAAGCTACTTGTATAACATCAGCATTCCTTGTTACAGTAGCCCCGTTGGTTGGGATGTAAGATGACCCTATACCAAGCTCAACCTGAACCATATTAACTACTCCAGTAACAGTACATGTTAATGTAGTTGACGCACTTGTAAAAGTTAACTTATTATTTCGTGTAAAATCACTTGCTAATACTGTTCCTGTTGTGGCTCCTGTTAATGCGATGCTACCACTACCACCAAGAAAATAGATCGTGTATTGAGTAGCATTTACTACCGTCACATTCTGAGTAACACCAACCATTGAATTTAGGAATAGGTTTATTGTCTCTGCCTCTGTCAATAAAACAGGCACACCATCTGTGTAATCATACCTAGGTACATTAGCTAATACACTATTTATATATCCATCACTACCAACTTCAGTAGCCGTATCTAAGGCTCTAGTTACTGTAAAAGGTATAAGTGTACCATCTGGTTCCATACCATACATAGTATCAGCTTTCCTTGCAGCAGGATTAAATATTAATATTGCATCATCATATAAATCATTTCTCTTTAATTTATCTATATGGGGTGGTAAACAATTAGGTAGATATTCTCCACCATCTGCTAATACATTATATTGGAAAGCTGCTGCTTTTATTGAGCCAAATCCAGGACTTACGTTTGTCATATCTTTATTATTCCTCCTTAATTATTGCAGATAATCCTTCTAATTCAAATGCAGAGAATGAGAATGGATGATCTTTTCCTTCACCATCAACTGTATAAAGACCTTCAAGTGAACTTAGATCAATTTTATAAAGGTCTATTTTTACTTCTTCTTTAAGTATCTCTTTGTACTTGTCAAGAAATTCTTTTTGTTCTACCTCATACTGTTTCAAAGCTTCATTCAGCTTATCCATATCTGTAAACTGGTATCTGTTATTCTCAACAAGTGGAGCTTTTGTTTTCTCGTCAATTTTGTAGAAAGATTTAATAATCTTATCTCTACCTTCATTATACTCTTTAGTTACTCCTTCAAGGTCTTCAACTTCCCCTTTTAATAAACGAAGATTACGATTAACTCCATAAGGGAACTTAACATTTCCTCTTAAATGTTTAAAACTAGTTAACTGATTGTTCAACTCAACGATTTCTTTCTTTGTCATTTTCTTACTTTTTTAATTAATATATTCTATTATTCTAACTTATAAATTCTCCAATAGGTTTCATTATTATATGCTAAATATAGTTTATTAGCAAGTAGACTAATAGTACTTACTGCTGATTCAGAGGCACTAGAAAAAAGATAAGTACCTGAACCTTCTCCTTGTGATAGTGTACAATTTGCGGTAGGAGCTATATAATATGTTCTACCATGTGAAGCAGCTACAGTTGGTAATGTTCCACCACCTGCTCCTAGTGTAGTCATAACATTAGCACCAAAACTAGTAGCATTATTAAATCCTAATGAACCTACCAAGTCCAAGGTTGATACTGGAGAAGTTACATTAATTCCTAAATTTATAACTGTAGCTATATCTCCTACTAATATAAGTGGGTATTTAATAATTTGACTAGGGGTAGCATCGCTTCCTATAGACTTGAATTTAAAACTACCATATACATTAGTATTATAAGTATCTTCAGATTCAAACAATAGTGTTGCACTAAGTTCTCCATCGGCAGCAGTAAAATCCATACCACCATAATAAACAGTACTGTTGTCACCAAAGTAATATCCACCACTGTTAGGAGCATAATATGAATTAGCCAATACTACACCATTTACGTCTAACGTAGTTAAATCCCATGTTAAATTAGTGCTACCTTCAATTCCATCACCATTCCCTATTGCAACTTGATTGTCTACTATAGGAGTTCCTGAACTTGACCAGAGTAAATTTTTAGTAACTCCAATAGCTCTAATATACATACCTGTTCCGGTAGTCCATATATCTCCATCATTAGGAGAAGTTGGTGCTCCACCTTCCCTTAGATTAAATCCAGCACCTGCTGTTGTAGATGCTGCTGCTGTAATTAGACCAGTAGTAACGGTTAAACTTCCAACTAAAGAAAGTGTACCAGTAAATGTATCAGTAGTATTTAATAAGTAATTAGCTAAATCTCCAGACCAATTATTTATCCAAGTAGTTCCTGTTGCTGTTGAACTTAGTATTTGACCTGATGTACCTATATCCCCACTTGTATCATAAAAGCCTCCTGTTAAATGAAAACCGTAATAAGCATAAAATTCTCCACTTTTTAATACTTTTATAGCATCTAATAGTGTTGCTGGATTTGAACCTATACCTATCTCAAATATAGGATCGGTTGATACCCAAGACGTAGGGGTTCCTCCTCCAATATTATATCGTCCAATAGCTACTCCCAAATAAGAATCAACTACTGTTGTTCCTATTGCTACTGATAAGCCTGCATTTGCTTCACCCGATGTCATTGCTACTGACGTAGCACCATTTGCTGTTGAATTAGAAAGGGCTGTAGCTTGCTCTGCACTAGCAACTGAATTATCACCAAAAGCTGAAGAGGAAGTCCCACTAGCTGTTGTAGAATTCCCTGTTGCAAGAGAATAGTTTCCTATATTAGCATCATCCCATTGAGTCCCATCTACTGAACCAGCCCTAAACGCATATTTAGATGGAATCCACATAAGTCTTATCCCTGCATCTGATGCTGGGGTCGTCCCAGCCCCTCCTATAAGCAGTAAAGTCCCATCCTTCAAAGTAAGTAATTCGCTTGTTCTTGTTAGGTTTGCATCGCTGGTTAACCCATCGCTTGTAGCGTTTCCGTATGCTACTTGTGTGGTGGGGATAGTTACTAAACCTACTGCATCACTCCAATGGCGACCATCTAAGAGGTCTGCGTTTAGGTTGGTGTTAACAGTTGTTGACGTAACAGCAAATGGTGAGGTTCCTGTTGCAAGACTGGAAGTAAGTTGGCTACTATATGTTTTAGCTCCCGCAAATGTTTGAGTTCCTGTTGTGACTACTCCACCAAAAGATGCGGATGCTGGTTCTAAATTAAGTACCTGAGTAGACAAAGTCATACCATTAGCATTAGGAGTACTTCCTATTGCTGCTAGTGTTATTGGATTGTGACCTGCTGCTGTTATATCACTTGTAAAAGCAAACTGTTTCCTTTCTTCTCCAGTAGTTATTGTTCCGTACCAGGCATCAGTATCAAATTCTACTTTACCTGCAACTGGAACTGTTAGTAAAGGGCCTGATGTGAATCCTAAAGGAGATGTCCCTGCTGTGGCTGAACCTGCTGCTAAATGAAGTTTAGATGTTGGAGTAGTTAAGTCGATGCCGACGTTGCCATCAGCTAAAATTCTCATTCGCTCTGTAATTGTTGCTCCATTGTTTGTTGATAATGTTATATAACTGGTTTTACTTCCTCCATAACCTGCTTTAATAGGCAATTCACCATCTCCAAACAAGGAGTAACCGTTAGTTGCCGATAATAGGTAGCTCCCACTTATAAAATAACTAGTTGCTCTAACATCTCCCTTAACATCTAATTTATATCCTGGTGCCGTCGTCCCGATGCCGAAACTCTTATTAACGTCATTCCAAAACAACTCACTAGTCTCTGTATGCACCCACTTTGCGGCAGTTGAATCCCAGAAGGCTAGTTGACCTTGGGCTGTTCCTTTCTCTATCCTATCTAATGCTAGTTCATGATTTACTACACCATCTCCAATAAACAGTTCATGTGAATCAGTAGTGAATGCAAATTCAGCAGGATTTAATGTTCCTATGTTTGCTAGAACACCTCTTTTTATTTGGATGGTATTTGCCATTAATTCTTTTTCTTAATAGTTCTCTTTGGTTTTGTTGATAATCTTTCTATCTCTTCTGATTTCTCTTGGAGTATAGCTTTCATATCTTTAACCTCTTTTTCTTTTACAACAAGTTCTTTCTTTAATATTGAACTCTGATTACTTTCTTCTGCTAACTTAGTTGTTACATAATTCAACTTTTCTGTTTTAGAAGATAAACTTCTCTCTAAATTTACTTTATCTTCTTTAAGTTTATTTAGTTCAAGAATACGTTCATCATTTAGTTTTCTTTCTTTAACCAACGTTTCGTCAAGTCTTCTATTGTTTTCTGCTAACAAAGCATTAGATTCTGCTACTTTTTTTTCTTTAGTAGCTAAGTTCTCTTGCATAGCTTTTGTACCAAGATAAGCTTCTTCAGCTACCTTAATCTTCTTTATTAACAACATCTTTTCTTTATTGTAGTTAAGCTTCTCTACATTAAGCCTACCTATTTCCATAATAAGATCATCGACACCTAGTAGACTATCTCCTGTATTCTCTTTGATATTACTTACTTCTGCGTCTTGCATATCTCTATATATTAAAATGAACCTCCATCAATTATAGCCATAAATTCAACAGCATTACCTGCGGCATTAACACGTAAAAGACTATAAGCTTCACCTGTATAAGCTGCTGGAGTGTCATCTAATTCAAGAAAGGTATCTGCTGTAGCTGCTAATTCATCTACATAAGCCTTAGTAACAAGATATTCATCTGAACCTGTTTCTGCTGCTCCACGAGCTACTCCCATAAAAGAGTCAGCAGTAGAACCAATAGTAAAACTTATTCTTCCAGCAGTTCCAAATCCAATTCTATCTGCTGTAGTTTTACCTACCCATCCTGTAGTTTGTAAATTTGCAGAACCATGATTAAAATTTCCTGTAGAATGAACTATTTGATCTGTTGCGCCAAAGTATTGAATTGCTCCATCTGCTAAATATAGATCACTCCACATCTTAGTAGCAGAACCTAATGCAATAGTATCTGTAGTCCCAGGTAACAAAGACTTATTAATAGCAACTGTATCTTCTAAATTACTTAACCATTTATTAGCACCACCACCTACTTGTGAAAACTGTACAAAAGTTAATGTAGTAGTATCAACAGTAATTGGATTGTTTGTAGACAACATCCAACCTTGATCAGCATGAACAGTACCTTCAGTAATGAAAGTATATGTACCTGCCATTACTTCATCATCTTCATCATAGTCTGTAACACGAGTCAATATTGCAGCTACACCAGCAGTACCCTCAGTAGTAACTTCATATATACCACCATTAGAAGTATAACCTGATATTAAAATCCTATCTCCTAATACAGTATTAACACTATCAATAGTAAGTATTCCAACAGCATCCATTGTCAAAGTCTTTCCAACCTTACTACCAGCCGCTGTATAAGCAGGGAGTTCTCCAGCAAGAGCAAGTACTCTACAGCTTTCTTTTGATCTTACACCCATCGCTAGAGCATCTGCATAAGATTTAATAACATAGTCATCATCAAGTATAGGAGCAGTACCAGCTCTAAGTAGATAACCTCCCATTGAGAAATCAGCAGCAGCTTGTCCGCTCAATGCGGCCATAGTCTCTGCGCCAGTTAATCCTTCTATACCAGCAGCTGTAAATCTTGCAAATTCATTATCATTTGGACTGCCATCAACTTGTAACATATTGTTATCTGCAATACCAATAGCTACAGCCGCTATATTTCCCCCTGTCAGTCTACCAACAATAGTTTGTTCTGTAACTGTTAATGCTAAAGGAGTATCGTCTGCATTAGCAGCTAATATGCTATTAGCACCAAAAAGTTTGTGCATTACAACTTCCCAGTTAGTAGTACCATCGCCTATATGAAGTTGCGCTGTATCTGTAGAAAAACCTAACTCTCCTGCACTAAGAGTAGGAAGAGATGCAAAGAGACCCCTTTTTATTTGTATTTTATTTGCCATTATTTTATATTTTAAAATGAACCACCATCAATATTAACTTCATCACTACCACCTATTTCGTGTTGAGTATGATGATGTTCTAACGCATATTCTGTATGAGAATGTGCAAAACTTTCTATGATTTCACTACCATTAAGCATTGTAAATACTACCGAACTAATATTTTCAGCATTAACATTAGCTAAATAAGTAACATCAGTTAATAAATTATATCTACCATCTAAATCTTTTGTTAAATCACTACCTACATTCCTGCCTAAAGTAAGTATACCAGTTGCGGTATCAAACTCTAAAGAATTAACATATTCATCTGCGGGAGGAGTATATGTATTATTAATTGTAATGTCACCATTCTCTTCATAAACAATAGATATGTCAGTACCAGATACTAAATTAATTGAATCATTTGATCCAATTTCAACAACGGGTATTCCGTCTATATTTAAATTCCAGACAATAGAATCAAGGACAAGTTCAAGAGATCCTGTATAAATAGGTATATCATCATCTAGTCCTTGATTCGTAGTTAATTTTGTCTGTGCTGGCGCTGACCAGTCTCTAAATTTTTTTGAAAATCTATCCTCTGTATCTTGTATTCTATCAACCTTCAGTCTATCCCACGTCCAGTCCCATATTAATTGTTTTTGTTCGTATGATAACATATTCTTAAATATTTAAATACAGGTATATATTTTTTATATTGATTGTAATACTAATTTTCTCCAATTTGCACCAGAAATAGTATTTGCGGTCATGGCTATATAAAGATTTGTAGAATCATAATATAATTGGCCTGTCCCAGCGACAGTTCCATTAACTCCTCCCGCAAGAAATAAATCACCATTAGTCCACGAACCATCAGCAAGAGTTTCTGCTATACCAATTGAGTTCCCTGAAACTCCTTTAATTAAAGATGTGGCCGTCATTGTAGCTGGACTTGCTTTTACAGCTGTAGCATTTGCATTAACTACAGTACCAGTTCCATATAAAACACCTTCGTTAGTGCCTGCTCCAGCATCATATGTAATTGCAAGAACTAAATTATTAATAGAATCTTCAGTAGTAGCGCCAATTAATACATCATTAGCGGTTTGTACCGCAATCCCGCCAACTAAAGTAGTATTCCCCCAAGTAGCATGAGTAGCGGTTCCGGCGGTATCATATTGATTACCTAGAGTCCCAACAGTATCATATGTAACTAACATTGTATCAGCAGTAGCTTTACTAGCGGTAACTGCACCTTGTGATAAAGTATCAACTGAATAATTAGTACCTTCTACACCAGTACCCTCAATAGCGGCAATTAAATTATCCATTGAAGCTTCAGTAGTTGTAGCGGCAATTAAAACTTCATTTGCAACAGTTGGTTCAGCGCTAAGAGCGGTTTTAAAAGTATAAGTAGTATTTCCCATTAATACAGTATCTCCATCATGTGGTTGATCTGTATTCATTGTCAAGGTTCCTGTTGCTGCAACACCTGCTCCAACTGCTACTCTAAATTTATAAGCAGTTCCTCCTATTGTAATTAAAGTGGCTTCTACTGGATTTGTACCAATAGTTAATACACTACTTGCTGCTACCGCATTTAACGGAGTACCTGAAATTACAATATTATCTAATTGTGTCTGAATATTAGAACTAACATTGTTTAAATATCCTAATTCTGTATCCGTAATTACTGCAGTCCCATAAGTTACTGCAGTAATATTACCAACATATATATCATTTGCTGTTGAATTTCCAGCTGTTGTTACATTATCAAGTGTTTGTAACGCACCAATACTTGAGGTTACAAATTTATTAGTTGCGCTTGGTGTGTCAGTTCCTGTAGGAATTGCTTCTCTTTCATTTAAAGATAGATGCTCACTAAAATAAAATGCATGAGCACGTCTTGCCCATGAATCTAAATTATTTCTGTAGAATTTTGTATATATATTACTCATCTTTTTGTTTGTTTATATTGTAAAAAAAAAGAGAGGAAGTTACTCCTCCCTTTTAATAATCTGTAAATTAATAGGATAAATTAAGCTGCTGTCAATCCAGAGATTGATGTTGCTGTATTTAAGTCAATATTGAGTTTAATTTCTTCTGCTGATGGCATAAATATATAAATTTCACCAATAGAAGCCGGAGCCTGTCCAACAATATTAGTAAATTCAGAATCTTTCCATTTAAGGTAAGTACCTTTTTGTCCATTAGCATTAGTAAGTGTAGTATAAATAGTAGCAGAGCTAAGTTGACTATCTACAGGCAGAGTATCTACTCTGTATCCAAATCCACGATTTCCCATTGCAAACCATTCAAGTTCTTTAATCTGATTTGTAGTTAAAGATCCTTTACTTCCTTCTGTAACTGTTTCGGTAGTTAAATCACCAGCAAGCAAATCAAACGTATAGTTTAAATCTCTCCATGTGCCAGCGATAAAATTTGTACGAGCAGCTGCGGTGAATTCTAATTTTACTACGGCAGCAGCACCTAAAACAGCTGTAATTTGCTCCATAGTGTTATTAGCTACGGCAGCATTAGTAGCCCCAGCATAAGGACGATCTAAAGTAATTGTTTCTGCAGTAGTATCAATTGCTGAAATCAAGTAAACTGGATCAGTCACAGCTGTTCCAAATCTAATAAATACTCCAGCTGCTAAAGCCGTTGCTCCTGTTGCATCATCTACATCTGTACCGAAAGTTACCGTCTTAGAACCATTGGTAACAGCAGCTGTTCCAGCGCCAGTCCCTATAATTGCTCCGGCATGATCCATTAAAATTTCTCCAGTAATATACTGTTCTGGTTCACGAGCCATATTAGCATCAAAGTTTATCAGTAGCCTACTAGCTATAGTATAAGCATCTACGGCAGTAGTTAAAGTTTTATACGTTGCACTCTTCATCATAGCTTTATTACCATAGGTAGTCATGCTATCTTTAATTACAAACCACAAAGTAGTTACTTCGTCTTTTGCTACTCCATCAGGAATAGTTACCGTTTTCTTTGTATAAGTAGGTGCTACATATACACTTGATTTTGCTTTAAGAATATTTACTCCACTCAAAAATGGAGAGAATTCTAATACTCCTTTATCGTTGTATTTTGCAATACGGAATCTTTGCCCTGTAATAGAAGTTCCGCCTGCTCCATTGAGCCAAGTTCCATTTTCTAATTGAATCCCAATTTCTCCAGCTGCATTAGGAGCGGCAGAAGCCGAGAACGAACTGCCTACAAAGACATACGTTACGTTATTTTCATTCATAATAATTAAATATTAAATTAAATTACCCTCCTTGTTTTATGACACTAAGAGAGTTTAGCGCTAATTGAATAGCAATATCGACAATATTTTCTAAGTCAATATCTTTAAATTCTAAGCTTGTTGAATCTTCTGTCGAAAATTCTATTGTTTGAGGACTAGTTAAATACCTATAAATATAATTTACTGGTGTAATTCCACTTGAAATTATCTCAACATAGCCATCTACATCTAATCTCCACACTAAATCTACATATGGATTCTTAAACGGATTCTTTATATTTGCATGATATTGATCATGCGTTATTGGTTTTGAGGTTATTCTTGCTCCAGTAGATGTTGTAACGTATTCCTCAACTATTCTATACAAAGTTCCATCAACTGATGAAGGAAGTGTATAGAATTTAGATGTTGTACTTAAGGCTGTTACACCTGTAGGAGATACTGATGTTAATGAATGACTCTTTGTAAATGGAGACAACACTCTTCTTACCTCTTCGTTACGCTCAAACACATCAGCTAAAGCTTTAAAATATCCATTCTGTGCATTATTTAGGAAAACCTCAACTTCACTTGTTAAGAAAGTCTTGTTTGTATTAGTCATTAAAGGACCAATCTTGCTTTCAAACAAGAATAATAGTTCATACTTATTCATACTATATCTTATTTAGTTTGAACTAACCTCATTTTAAATTCATTTACATATGTATTAACTGACAGTCTAACTATTTCTTCATGCAAGAATGGAGCTAATTCACATTTACTTGTAATAGAATACGTTAATGCTGTAGGTTGTTTTATATATGTAATAGCATTATTAATTGGGGCAGACATTAATCTATCAACAACAGTAATAAATTTATCATAATCCTTATCTCCACTATGATTACGGATAGTAACAACTGGAGATAACAATAACGGTTTATTATTTGGAGTCTCAATAAGTCTATCTAACTCTTTATAGTCAACTTCTTCATTATTAACCCACTTTGTTGTAGTAGCTAAAAAGTCTGTTCTAGTTATTTCTGTATCAGATCTAATATAAGCTAAAAAATCAGATGGTAAATCACATGAAAAAGCATTTTTTAAATATGGTATTGCTGTAAAAACAATAGGGGTTACGTTATATGAATTATTTACTAACTCATTTAACTCTCCTATATTAATTCTTAATCTTAAAGCTTTCTCCTTAAAAGAAGAATCACTTAAGTATTTCTCTTTAATATACCTATTTATAGTTCTGTTAATGTAATCTAAAATTTCATATGAATCAAGTCTCTCTTTATCTTTAAATGTTGGACTAATCGTAAACAAGAGTTGTTGAAACGAATATACCATTTCTTTAGCGTTCATATCAATTTGATTTACTGTTATCTTGCTGTCTAACTCTTGTATCGTTAGTAACGATTAAAGCATTTAAAACAGCTTTATTTACAATGTCCTGATGCCATTTTTCACTTAATTCACTATCCTGTGTAGTTTGAGTCATTTCTAAAGGCATCCTTAGATATTTTAATCTATAAGAAAATTGATCAGTTAAATCACTTTCTATTATAGTATCGTTATCTATTACCAATAGAATTTTACCATCTTTTACTGTTACAATTGGATTGATTAATATTAAGTTATTTAATGCTGAATTTATAAACTTGTCTATAAGATTTACATCAATTAACTCACATCTTATCCATGAAGCAACCGCTATTACAGGATGAGAGACCCTTGTCAATATTACCTTTGAACTAATATAGAACATAAAGTCTGCTGGTAGTTCTATATAATTCAAGGTAACTTCTTCAGGATCAGTTCCTACCGTTTGCATATTAACTTCTTTTACAAGTGAATATAAATGGTTAGGACCGTTATTTATAAAGACCTTTTCAACAATCTCTTTTTGTGCTTTATTTAAAAAAGAAATAATTTCACTATCCTCAAACCCAGCAACAGCTCCACTACCATTTAAATCATATTCTAATAAAAAAGCATCTATCATTTGTTGAGTAGTCATATTTTACTATTTTGTTGTATTCTTAATTTGATTATCTATTCGTAAATAGATATCATCAGTATCTCGTTTATATATTTTTAGTTGCTCAACTGTTCCATTTAAAGTTGGATCGTTTTCATTAATAACGTCTCCGCCTTGTAAATAATATTTTCTATTTGTTCTTACGATTGCTCCAGCTTCAATTGCATCTTCAATGAATAATTTCATCTCATAATCATTATCTTTAATGATAGCGATTACATTATCAATTGTTTTTGAATCTTCAATAAGTTTATCAATTTCTCCTTTAAGGAAGTCAACAGTTGCTGTTGCAGATGGTTTTTTACCATATACACGCAAGAAATCAATCATCTTTTTAGTTGATCCTTCAATTTTACCAAGAAACATATAAGCGTCTTTTTTCTTATCTGCTACCCTTGCTCTACTTTCAATCATCTCATTTTCTTCTACAAGAGCAAACGTATAATCTCCACGATCAAATCTTTCTGCCCAAGACGGAGCAACGTGTGAGTCGATTTTCAATAATCGCCATCTTAGGTTATCAATAGGGTCGCTAAGATCCATTTCATAACCATCTCGCATTAATTTATCATCTTTTCTAATCTTAACAGTAAATGTACTCCAAAAATTATCAATCTTCTTATGAATATTTAAATCTTCGTTTAATTTACTTTCAAAAAATTCTTGTTCTTCAGATGTTAAAATGGAAGCGAGTCTACCTTTTTTAATATCATATGGTAATACAAAATGTGTTTCTGTTCCAGAATACATAAATTCACCATCATGTCCTTTTGGATTCATTCCTCCAGGTTTTACAATAGGTTTTAGGAAAACCTTTTTGTCCTCTAAAAAATCTTTTTTCATTCTTCTTCTTCTTAAATTTTTAAAAAACTCCCTAAGTTTTTAGTACTCAGGGAGTTATTATTGTTTAAATGTTATTATAACATTCACTTACTCCTTTAAAATTAATTATTGGAGTGTATCTAAATTTTTTATGTAAATGTTTAAATTCTATTTCCATTTTACTTATTGTTCTAGCATCACCTTCTTCAAGTTTGATAACTTTCCAACTATATGGCATTTTAATTTTAGTCTTATATCTTCTCGATATGTTATTAAAAGTTTTGCCAATCTTGTAAAAATGTTCATTTTCATTCCAACATTCGATAATGTAAAATTTAAATCCTTCAAATCTACTAGAATTTAAGCCAGCCTTTTCCCAATTAGAAAAAGACCAGCCTTTATTCTCTTCTGCACATTCAGGACATCCATCACCAGATAAATGTTTGTTTGCACCTTGTGTAAAGAACCCGTGAATATTACAAATAATATTTATTTTATAAGCATGTCCTTTATAAGCAACCTTAGAATAATTATATTTATCTCCATGTACAATTAACGCTCTTTGAATAAATTCATCTTTAGTTAATTTTTTGTTACCTGAACAAGCTATACAGCCATCACCAGAAAGATGTTTAACTGCTTTTTGTTCAAATATACCATGAATAGGGCAAATAATTTTAACCTTATTCTCTAAAACACTAAATTCAACTAAAGAATAGTTAAACTTATTATTATGTTTTAAACTTGCTCTTTTTATAAATTCTTTTATAGTTACCTTTTCTCTTCCAGCACATTTTGGACAATTTGCCCCGTTCATATGTTCTATAGGTCTTTGACTAAAAACTCCATGCTCAACACATATTATATTTATATATGTTCTAGCATTTACATATTCAGATTTACTATAGTCATATTTTATAGTGTGTGAATTAATAGATCTTTCTATAAACTCTTCTGTTGTTACTTTTTTAGACATCCTAACTACCTGATAATCATTATATTACATTTGGAAGGATGCGTGCGCACCTCATGGGATTCTTAATCCTCAATCCACCAATAAACATCTTATGAACTTCGTAACCATCAACAGAACTAGCTGTCATACCTGGTTGAGTCAAGTTGTTATATGCTGAATAAGGATCACGCATACCAGGAATATACTTAAAGATTTCTTCTTCACCTTCAAGCATTACCTTTTTAATGTTTGAGTCTCCACCTGCTGTACCAAAGTCAAGCAAATCGTATTCACGTGAGGATAACAAACCACCATCTGGATGATATACTTTATTACGAATTGGGCTATCCTTCATAGGATCATGCATCAACTCAAAAGTAATACCATTTACAGTACGATACTCCAAGAACTGTCCTTTGTAGGACATTTTATTACCAGAAATAGTAATACGATCTTGGAATTGATTTGGAGCCCATCCAGTAGCTTTATTTTCTATTGCGTTATGGAATTGGAACATTCCGTATTCACCAGTTGACAAAACAAAACGCCTTGAATCTTCTGGTAGTTTACCTACAGAAAGACCAATTGCAATTTCAGTCAACCAATCAATATCAAATGTATTGTAATAGAAAATATTTGAAGGAGCGATTTGTTCGTACAAACCGTGACCTGCTCTAATTTCGTATCCAGATTCTCCAAGGTTTCCAAAACTTCCGTCTGCTTTTTTGTTTGAATTACCATAAAGTAACAAACGAGCACGTTCACGCCTAAACTGAGTTAGGAAATCCCAGTCAAGTTTCTTGATCCAGCGTGTTTCAACTTTACCTACGCCGTTTACAAATGAGAAAGCTAATGGTTTATTTTCACCTTTACGGATCATATTACCAGGAACTTCGTATTGTTTACGAATCATAGACAAGTTGTTCTCCATCATGAACGGAGAGGAATGCGATACATTACCACCACGTTTTGACAAAGTTTGTTCTACTAGAGAATATTCTTTACTCCAACGAGTATTTGCAGCAACTTCGTCTGCAGGTACTGAAAGTAAATCATTACCAGTTACAAGCTGTACTGTATAAGCCCAATCCCCATTATACGGTTCTGGATCTTTTATAATACGAAGCTTATATAAGTCTGGTTTTTCTCCTACAATAACATCAGTAGCGAAGAACATTTTCTCACCAAAAACGAGAACAAAGGGACTCATCCCTAAACCTGGTTTCGCTGGTAAGGCAGATCCGTCTACATCAGCATAAGAGGCAACAAGAGCGATATTTTTTTCATCTGCACCTTGCAACATCCATTTAAAAGGGACATCATCCTGTACGTATTCCGTAGGAAACTGATCGAGGAAAGATACAATATCATCTCCGCCAAGGTTAACTTTATATATCTGGTCAATGACTTTTGATATAAATTGAGGCTCTTGAGCATATAATGCTCCCAAGTGATTCTCAGTAGTTAAACCAGACCAATCTTTCGGTTCGTACTTTTGAAGTGGACTAATTAACATAATTTATTATTTAAAATTGTTTTTAGATAAGCTTTTTCATTGATTCAATATTTTGTTTCATTTTAGCTTTATCTACTTGGTTTTCTCTTGCAGGCGAACCCGAAGAGTATTGCTGGTCAGTTCTTAAAACGGAGTTAAGTTCTTCCATTGCTGATACCTTGGCACCAGTTTTGATTTTAGATATATCTGGTTTTAATTTCCCAGTATTATCCATATTAAATAAACCTATCTGAGTATAATAATGAAGCAGTTTTTCAAAACCTAACGGATTCCTTGCTCTAAGTTGCATAACATAATTCATTGGATTTCCGTTTGAATCAGTATCAACAACCTTAGTCATAGACTCATAGATCTTTTCTTTTTCTCTATCAGAGAGTTTTATTCCTTCAATAATACTTTCAGTTTTTGTTATATCTTCTTTTAAAGATATTAGTTTATTTTCTCTTTCTTTTTCGTAATCAATCTTTCTCTGTTTTGCAGAGGAAAGTTCTTTTTCTTCTTGTTTAGAGATATACTCTTTACTCTCGCTTAGAGCATCAATAGCTTCTTCTTCTAATTGTTCTAAATCCTCAAACTGCTGTAAACGCTTTTGTATTCTTACATCAGACATACCAAGTCGTTTATAATTTTCGGAAATAATTAATTTTTGAAGCGCTTCATCTTTACGTAAAGCATCTTCTGTGATATTGTCTAAACGAGTTTTAGTAGATTCAATATTAATCAGATTATCTAAAGGAACGTTTTCTTCATAATTTTCAATAAGTTTTCTTAACTTCTCTGGTAAATTACTTTTATAAGAATTAATATTCTTTTCAATTTCTGCTTTAATTAAACCAATCATTAATTCAGCCTGATCTTCATCAGCATTTTCAAGCTTTTCAGTATCAAGTTCTGAAAGGACACCTTTTTCGTATAGAGCATTTGCGAGGACTTTTAAAGAGGGCAAAGAAGAAGAAGAAGATTGCTTATCAGATATAGTATCCTTTCCGTCACTTGATTTATCTTCATCAACAATCACCTCATCTGATATTTCTATCAAATCAGGATTAGTTGATTCTGTATCTAATTCATTTTCTTTCTCTTTAGGAAGCCCACTTGATTCTACAATAGTTCCTGTATCAGAATCAATCATTGTATTAGAATCAAACATATCACTAAAAGACATTCCAAAATTGTTTTTTTCCATATTATTAATGTGTAATTTTTAGATACAATATCAAAAGTAATTATAAAATCATATTTTACAAAGAACTTTTTTTATTATATCGTTCTTTTTGTTGAATTATTATAGCTAAACATATTTTTAACTACCATTAGTTTTAAGAGTATTTACATGCAATATGGAACAATGTATTAATAATAATACAAAGTATCGTTAAATCGCATGTAAATGCCCTTAAAATTGATTTAAACAATGTTTATCTAGGCACGCTTGTTAAAAGCATTTTCCCTTTTGTTTTATCAATATCAGATCTTCTCCCTCTGGATATTGCTCCACATGAACATCTATATAATTTATATTTCCCTGTATTTGTATATTGAAACTTTTCTGTTTCAATAAGATTTGTACTCCCGCAAACAGAACACACTTTAACATCTGTATCTATATATGCGGCTATATTGGGATGTGATTTAATATACGGTCTTAATATAAGATAGATTTCTTCAAGAACAAACACATCTTGGTTATTATAGATTTGCATTTCATTTATTGCAGATTTATCTCCTTTTAAACATCTTGTCCATAAACTAAATTCTGTTTTTATTTTTCCTTCTATCCCAAAATATTTTGCTAATGCATCAAGTTTGTTAGACGGGAACTTAAAACTACCAGAGGCAACCTTCTTTGTATCTATAGATCTTATTGGATTGTATGGAGGTAATCCATTAATAATTGCTCTTGTATTAAGAACTGGTATATCAAAATTATCACCAAAATGAGCAACAACTATATCCGCCTCATCAAACAATCTCCATAAACTTATTACAATTCTTTTATCGTCGGCACGAAGAACTTCTTCTGATGTAATAGAATCTGATAAAACATCACTGCTGTATAACCATTTTGCAGACCATGTTAACATAATTGGTTCTTGTTCAACTTGATCAAAAGATATATTGTATTTAAATCTACCAAAAGTATATGATATAGAAGGGCTTGTTTCAATATCAAATATAAGAATCTTTGGAAGTTTTTTACTAATTTGTTTATGTAATTTATTCTTTACTAATTCTTTAGCTTCATATACAATTGATTTGGAGGTGTTGTATCGTTTAGATATTTTACCTGCGCCCATTTCTATCATATAGTGTTTAGATAAAAATTCATTACATAATGAATCAGCATCCCATATTTTATTTTTTATACGTCCCATATTTTTTATTTAGTTGTAGAAGCTTTTTTCTGTTTAGCAATAACTTCCTTTGCTCTATTACTACGTTCAACCTCAGACTGTTTTCTTTTATTAATTTCAGAATCAATCTTCATTTTTTCTTCAGCTAAAGAAATCTTCTTTTTCTCTAACTCAAGTTTGCTGTCTTCATCTGAACCACCTTGTTCAGCAGACTCACCAGACTTACCCATAATTGCAATTGCAATCTTTGTTTCGTTATCACGAATATTCTCTCTTTCTTTTTGTTCTAATTCAGCACGTTTAACTTGTTCTGCAGCAGCAATATTTTGTTCATTCATTTGCTGTTGAGCTTTCTGTTGCTCTTGCGCACGTTCCATTGCTTCCTGTTCTTTCTCTTCTATCTTTCTTTTCATAACAGAAATACTAGGAGCGGTATATATATCTATAAGCCCACCAAAAGTAATCTTATCATTTTGAATTCCAGCATGGGCAAGTTGTTTCATAATCTGCATTAACTCTACAGAAGATCTTCCATCAGTAACAAAGATTCCGTATTCAGCCTCATTAATTACTTCACCATCAACATCGAGAATAGAGTATGACATATCATCCAATACATATTGTATTTTCTTCTTATCATTCTTCCAGGCGTATTTTGCTGTATCAAGTAAAGTTTCGAGTACACGTAGTTTTGTTTCATCATGTAAAGAAAATATAGTCTCTGTAATATGAGAAGACTGATTAACAGCCCTCTCTACTCCACCTACAGTTTCTCTACTATCAATCTCTCCAAGTCTTTGATCTGGAATACCACTAATAACACCAATCTGTTTTTCTATATAATTTAACATCAATACATGATGCTGTATATAATTACCTAAATCAGGATTAAGAACTTTACCTGTAGTATTAAAACCACCAGCAAGTTTCCCTTGTGCGGCACCTCTTTTGCCTTCTTTAAATGAGTCTACAATTAAGTATCCCATGTTTTCAGCATAATGCATCCATTTTGAAGGTTCCCATCCATCAGGCATCTTAGCAAAGTCAAGTTCAATCATTGGGCCCTTAAACTTTGCAAAAGCAGATTTAATTCTATCCATAAATTCATCATATAGATATTGATATGGTTTCATCATATCCATTAATGACTTTGTTACGGTTCCATTTATATTATATAAGGTTCCTACATATCCAGAAGAACTTGATGATTTATTAGTAAATTTTCTAAACTGAATTGGGCGAGGGCCCATCTTTACGTAAATATCATTACCTATTCTAGTACCTTCCCACCATTCAGTAATCCAAATCCATTTAACATTTTCACCAAGCATTTTATCTGCGGTGTAGTATTCATCTACATATTTTTTATGTAAATATCCTTCATCATCATAACTCTCAACTACGCCTACTTTCCTTAATGATCTCCAGGTTACTCTTGTTATTTTAATATTCCCATCTTCATCATAAGATCTATCTACCGTTCTTATTGAAGCAGAATCATTATCAATGTCAATTAACTCACCTGTAATCGGATATGGTTCATTACCTGAATAATTTAATGTAGCTGCTTTTGAAGGACCGCCAATACCATTAGAACCACGCTCAATACGATCTATATCTTTTTCAGTTAAATGCTCATAATAACTATCTATTACGTGACCAATATTATGATAGCCGTCCTCAATAATTATATCAGCATCGTCTATTTTATTAGAATCATTTGTTCTAACTACATATAGATTTAATGGGTTTACCCTCCTAACTATTGGTTCTCCGGATACAATGTCTATATTGTAAATCTCTTCACCACTAATTAAAGCGTCTTCCATTCCTGCATTAAAAGTATATTTTAACTTTAAGTTATTCCAAAGATATTCCAGTATCTGAGAAGACATTCTTTCTCTTAAATCTTGAGAATCATAACGTCTCCATTTTTCTATTTCTGCTAATTTCTTTTTAGCAACATCTTCAGAAAAATCATCCTTAAACACAATCTCTTTTAACTTATTGATATACTCTTCCTTAATAGAGTTTTCCTTTTCAGATACAGCATCTTCGTTAATAACTCTACACTGAAAATCAAACCTTCTATTTGCTTCTTCCCCTACAAGGAGGTTTAGCCTTGGCCTAACTAATGGATAGTCCTGAATATCTCTATCTAACCCTGGTATACCAAAAGGGTTTGTAATTTTATACATATCCTTTTTGTTAACGATACCATTAGCTAAATCATAATTAATTATCTTGTTTTCTCTATTAGATCTGAACCCATTATCTTGATTAAGTATAGTCATTTCTATCCCTGCATCAACACATTCTTTCATAAAGGCTTCCCCCTTATACTTAATAGATCTTTTTTGATAGGGGAAAGATAATGCGCCCCTGGCTTTTCCTAAAGCTTCCATATTTACCAGTTTAATAAATTGTTTTGTGCATATGATTTTTTATTATAGGTCTTTACATTATTACTAGAATAGTGACTCTTATATAATTTATCCCAAAAATCATTATTATTAACGTCTTTTACATCCTTTTTATCTCTGTCAATACTTTGAATAACTTCCTCTCTATATATCATTAACATTATCATAGCAGATATTCTATCTGCGTTAATATCTTTTGACCAAGAGATTGATTCTTTTAATAACGCCACACTTCTAATAGTGTGCATATTCATTACACCTTCTTCTCTACCATAAGCCTCATTTAATAACCAAGATAAATAAAGTCTTCTTCCCCACTCATTTACCTTTTCACTTGCGACCGTTCCATATTTTTTATTTCCTATAGAAGAAATTTTTGCTAAATCTGTATCACTTAAGATTTGAGGGGTTTCTGCAAGTAAATATGTACTGTTTCTATTTTTAAAATATCCAAATAAACCCTTTTTATTCTGCTCATAATTTACTTTAGCATTATAAAAGATTAACAATCTTCTTAATGTTTCATAATATTCTTCTGCGAGTTGGGTACGAGATGTATATTCTGCGACTATTCTATCCGTAAAAGTGTCTAAAATAAAAGATGATTGTAACGATAGCGTTGTATTACTATTCCCATCATCATCAACTGGGTCAGTCCCAGCTATATATCTACCAGATATTATTTCCCCGTCTTTATTTGTTTTTGGCATTTCAAATATTTCAACAACTCCATCCATAGACTCTCCCGTTCTAAGAGGAAAACTTCTAATAGGATGATTAAATGAGTTTTTATATTTTACTTTACCTTCTTTATCTATAACAAATTCACCTTTCCAGGATGAATCCAATAATTTTTCATCTACTTCTAATTCAGATAATATAAATTTAAGATCTTCAACAGGGAAGAAATTTCCAGATCTTTTAAGAAACATCTCTGAAGGAACAATAGGATAGGATAATATCTCTAATGTAATGGCTGATTGAGACTTAGCTTTTCTACGCTTCTCTCTACGTTTGTTAATAAACCTTAACGCAGCATCTACATCTGTATTACCATTCTCATCTTTGTATTGATTTAGTGCATAGTATGCAGGAACAAACCATCCTATCTTTCCTTTATTCTCCCATATATCATCAAATGCTAAGAAATCAAATCCCTCTGGGTCTCTAAATATAATCTCTGACTCTACAATTTTTTCCATGTTCCCGCCAGTACCTAAATAAACAGACGATCCAAACTTAACAGTTCCTTCAAGTTGAGTAGCGTTGTTAGAACCAGTAACCGTAAGAACGTTAGACAATAACCCAACCTCCTCTATAATCATTACTGTATACCTACCACCTGCTGCTGCTTCCGGGTTTTCTGTCGTATAAATACCATGTTTTATTGCAGAACCACTACCATATTTTTTCCATTTACCATTGATTTTCTTTTCGTACTCATGTCTCCAAGGGTTCTTAATGTTGTTAGGTTCTAAACTACCCGCCATTTCCTTATACAATGGTGTAGGTATTTCTTGATCAGTGCCTTTCATCCATGTACCAGGAAGTTCATTCATACAAAGAACTGTCTTGGAAAGAATCTCTGAAGATTTTGAGGACACGGCTGCCCCTACAAAGATTTCTATTAAAGCTGGGTTTTGAATTGATTCTTCATTATATATTTTAGCACCATCAGTTAATAACTCATGTGCTGCTACTCCATCTCCTACGCTATAAGATTTACCAAAACCCCTAGCCCCCAACATGAAAAGATTTTTCGCTTCATTCATGTATATAGGGATGCCAAGGGGTTTAGTAAATAGTTGTCTTAGATAAACTCTTGCTGGTACAAAGGTCTTAAGTTGACCATTCTTCTTAAAGCAAGTTTTGTCTAATTCAGCATCTTCATCTTCTTCATTATGTTTTTTTACATTTATATTACATGTAATCTCATCATCATCGTAAAAGCCACTAAAACCTCGTGCTTCTAACCAGTTGTAAAAGAACTCCCATTCTATATCTCTAAGCAATGGTCGTATTCTCTTCTTAGGAGCTGTTTTAGGAGACCCTTCTGGCGTATGAAGGATTGTGCCATAGTTAACATAAAAGTATAACTGAGGTGGCATATAACGCCATTTAGAAGTATTTATATCTAAAGAATTTTCATGTACATCATAATTCTTTATGTCTGCATCATCAGGGCCCCAAAACCCTTCTATAATTTTCTTTTTTTCTTTTCTCCAAAAATTAATATACCTTATGCTAGCAGGATGTATAGATGGTATTGTATGAAGTAGAAAGTTTGACCTGTTGTTTATCCTAATGAAATCCATAGTTATCTGATTTATACTTCTTTACGTTCTCCAGCGCTTTCTACCCTCCCTCCTTTTGCAATTCCTCCAGACTCTTCATTCTCTTCTTTCTCCACTTGAACTTCAAGTTTTTGCATCATTCCAAACAGTTTGTCTGTATTAGCAATAATGTTATCCAGATCTTTTGCATTATCAAGTGTATAAGGAACAGATTTTAAGAACTCTTCTCTTTCCTCCATTTTTTCTTTTAGAAACAATAAAGATCTTTTAAATTTAGTAAATTGTGTTTCCCTATAAAACTCGATAAGGTCTACATATTTTTTCCATTCAAAAGACTCATCTCTAATAAATTCTTCAGCTATAATTGTTTGTTTATCTTTTATAGGAAAATTTCTTAATTTATTCTCCTTGCTATCATCAACAAGCAGAGATATTGCCCACATCACTTTACTAGATGCCGCCTTACCTCTGCTCGTATCACTTCTATAAAATTTAGCAAACTTACCAAGAATTTTAAATATCGTATTAACTTCCCAAAAGTTAGTGTCTATATTAAAATTAGATAATATGCTCATTATTATTTATTTAAAAAAGTTTAGTTAAAACTAATCTGTTTTCAACTTTATGTTTCGACAATGCGATACATTCATAAAATCCATTATGTTTATCTGTTACAATAACATCAATTTTAATTGATTTATCTTCGTTAAATAGATTTATAACAGTATACACTTCAAGATTTTGTTTACTTTCAATATAAATAATAGAACCTTTTTTTATCTTAAGATCCGCCTCTCCCTGTACTTTAATTTGATCCATCTTCTTCTTTATTAAAATGTGTTTTTCCCCAGTCTCTCCTCTTTTGCGAGACAAAGAACATCCCCAAATTTGGGAACCTATAATTTTTATAATCTAATTCTGGTCTAGTAGCTTCGCTTACAATGTTTCTAAAAAACTTAAATTGACTTTCAATTAAATCTTTCATTTGCACATCAACTAACCCAAATTCTAAACCTAACCTATGTATTAAATCAGCAGTAGTTTTACTTCTCATATTACCAATCTGCTTCTTGTACAATACCTTTTCTGATATAAAGCAAAGTTTCTTCTTCTTCTCCCTCTTTGATTATATGCTCTAATTGTCTTTTTGTTTTGGCTGCGATATTTATAACGTATTGTCGCTCACCAGGAGTGTCTTTATACTTATTATTAATAACATTAAATAATTCTGTTATTAATAACAACAAGTGTTTTAAAAATCTTATATCTATTTGTATCATACGTTATATTTTAAAAGCAATCAAAAGGTTATTATGTGTGTCATAAAAAATCTCATATATAGGATTAATCGTGTTTCCAAGTAATAACCCTTTCTTTCTCAAAGAAGTAAACTGATTGTCTAAAGACGCTCTTGATATGTTTATATTTTGTAATATTTTACTTCTTGTTATTTTATTAAATAGTACAAGATTTCTTTCTTCTTTTTCTAAATTCTTATATTCATTATTCCAAAATAATAATTCAGCAAACACCTTAATCTCAACATTTGTGATGCCTATAAAAGGATTTGTTATTGTAATATATTTAAAAAAGAAATCTCTTTTATTTTCACATTTGATATTAATTGTCTTCATAATCATCATCTAAAATTATACTCATATCAGGATCTTCGTCTACAGGAAAGAAATCTTCTTCTTCTAAATCCATATCAGCAATTGCATAAAAAGCAGCGTCTATTGATATTGGATACTTCTCTAAATGTTCTTTAAGAACAATCTTTTGTATTTCTTTTTGATCCATCATAATATTGCCTTTCTACTCCTCTGCCTGTGTGACTTCTGTCTCAGGCGATTCATCATTGCTTGTTTCTAATTCATCTTCTAAATCAGGCCCACTATCTTCTTGTTTTCCTTTTACAAAAGTTTTGACTGGGGTAATATCCATGTTAATACGTGTAATTAACTCCATTGATTGATATACAGGCATTAATGATAAAAATCCTAATGCTTGATTCAATAAGTTTGTACTAATTTCAAATCTTTCAGGTAGCTGCGCTCCTGTACGTTTGTTATAGTTTCTTTTATTATCTTTTTTGTGATGCATAGTATTATATTTTTAAATGTTAATAGGACCTCTTCTACGTAATGGGATTATTCCATCAATTACGAAAAAATATGTTTCCTTTAATTTTCTATTTGTTACTCCGTGAATAATTTTTAAGTTAGCTAGATTACAAAAGATTTCATCTCCTATTGTTAAATCTGTATTAACCGTTTCTCCTACGTCATACACAAAGTATTGATAATCATCTGCATAATATTCTGCATCTTTGCTTACAACTTTAATTGCTTTATTTGCTACTTCAGGCCTAAGTATTGCCTTTAAGATAACAACATCTCCTCGTGGAGCCCAATTCATTTCTTCCATCTTCTTCTTCTTTTTTAATTAAATTATTTCTTATATTATAGTTTCTCAAACGTTTTACCGCTTTCTGTCATGATGAAATAAGAATAGGTCTTATTTTTCTCATTATTCTCAATGAACCAAACAGTATCATTTTCTGCGCATATTAACGCCCTGACATTTGTCTTTTCTGATTCTGGGAACATAGATTTCATTATTTCATCAAATTCTTTTGTAACTCCTTTTTTTAAAATTGAATAGGCATTGCCTAACCCAAAGTTTTCAATTACTTGCTCAAATGGAGCGTTTTCGTTTTCACGAGTTTCCTCAATAATTCTTAATGTATACATATATATATATTTATAATTTAAAAAAATGTCTAGGCAGCCATATTCCTAGACGTGTCGCTTTTGGTTTTGTGATGTCTGGATGCGCTTAACCAGTAACCAGGATCTGGCTTAATTCGTATTTAGTGTAATTAGTCCTTTTTCCTTACGATACAAAGATACAACATTTTTAATCGTTTGTCAAGTGTTTTCTAACTTTTTTTATTATTATTTTTATAGTATAACCTTAATATCTTGTTTTCCAGTTCACTAGGCGTCATATTAAATGTTGCTTTATTTTTTATCCTGAGTACAAGTATTGAAGATTTTTCCAACCATCTCTTTCTTTTAGCTTCTTTAAGTTTAATTTCTTTACCTAAATGAGAGTCACCATCAACTTCAATCATCATCATATATTTAGGTAAATAAAAATCCGCTATAACAAAATACCATTCATCAAACTCTGGATATTGAAAAATATATTCATAACCAAGTTTATCTAATAACATCATTACTCTTTCTTCAGACTTGGTAATATTAATACGAAGTTCTTTAACCCGTCTTTCTGCGAGTTGAGCACGCTCTATTAAATCCGTAGGTGGATATGTCTTTTTGTACTTTCTTGTCTTTGACTTCTTGCTTATTAATTTCATATTCTTTCCATTTTAACTTAATCCAATCCTCGTATTCGTTTAGTTCTTTCGTTATATTCATATAAATAATTTTTCTGCTAAAAATCCTGAAAGCATTGCGGCAGATTCTATATCCTGTATACTATATTCTTCTAAAATCCTATCTTCTAAATGCCTTTTCTCATGACTAAGAGTATTGGTTTTTTCTTTAACTGATGTTTGTTTATATAAGAATATTGTTCCTTGTCGCTTACGAATATTTGTAAAAGCCATTCCCCCATCGTGTACGCCTTTAGAAACATTATTAATTATGTCTTCCGTATCCTCTTTGCTTATAGAAGCTATTTTAAGCCACCTTAAGAGACTTTCTGAATCCTTCTCGTGTTCTATCTCTATAAACAAGATATTATAATTATATAAAGGAATTTTAAATCTTTTTATTATCATATTATGCTGGTAAATTAGCTGGTCCTATTTTATTTATTACTACTCCTCCATAAGATATCCCAAATGTTCCTATCTCTGTAGATTTTACAGCAAAAGAAATAACTGCATCGGTATATAAATCTAGCAATCCTCCTATAGAGAACGCAATGTTTACTCCGTCTGTAGAAGATGCTTTTACCTCTAGATTAGTTTGTTCTGCTCCATCTAAAAAGACGGCAATATTAACCTCTGAAGTTGTGCCAGCACCAGTAACAGTGTATTCAAAAGAACCATTTATATGTATATCATATACACCATAATCAATTATAGTAAATCCAGCAGTACCTTGTGTTATATTATTATTTAATCCTTTTGTTAATCCGGTTATAGGAACCCATGTATCAATAGTTCCTATTGCAAGTCCAGACCTTGCTACTGCATATAAATTAGAGTATGTTGGTTCCCAATATAACCCCATTATGAAATCATATATACTGTCTGCTGTTACCAATGCGTTACTGGCAGAAGCTACAGCCCCTGTTATAATGCTTAAAGCTGGAGTTGTTGTTCCTGTAGCTACAGTTAGTTGATCTGTTGTGGAACTAGTTATGCTAGTTACTGTACCAACATCAGCTCCATCAGCAACGTTTATATGAGCTAATAACGTCGTTTTATTTATCCCTAAAGCAATAGTCCCTGCGCTTGTTATTGGGCTTCCTGAGTCCACTTCTATACCATCTGAACCGCTTATCGCTACACTTGTTACAGTGCCTCCTCCGGCTCCAGAAGTCATCTCTTGCCACAGACTACCATTGTACTGATTAAACTTTTTAGTGGTTGTATTCCACACCATCATTCCTTCTACCGGGGATACTAATGCTAGTATTTCCAGATACGTATATGCATGATATTTTGCCCCTCCATAAGATATAAAGTGTTCTCCAATATTAACATCTCCAGTAGCTCCGGTGTAAGGTACTAATACTGATAAGTCTTGATCTCCAGTATTTGTGCCGCTATTTGTTCCGGTAATATCAGAAAGCAAAGCTAGAGTACCTGCCGCATCAGGAATATTAACAATATGCCCTCCAGCGACAGCCGATCCCCGAACAACGCCGCCATAAAGACTTGGATCTGAATTATTTGAGAAAGTAAGATTATTAGCAAATACTCCTGCTGTACCGGCAGGGTTGGTCCCGTAAACATTTCCTGTTGTGCTTAGGTTATTTGCACCTAAATTAACGTCTGTATTGGCTCCTGTATAGGGCACATACACATCTGTTGTGGCAGTTCCAATAGAATCAACAACATACTTCTTGGTAACAACGTCATAATCTACATTAGGTTCATAATTAAATCCATCTACTTCAGCAAAATCATATATGGTTCCTGTAATTACCCCTTTATAGTATATCTGGTTTTGCCCAGCATCATAATAGTTCCCAATTACTACTCTATACCCAAGTATAGTAGTTGCATTATCTCTTATTGTAATATATGTACCAATAGGAAACTCAGCTCTTATATCGCTTCCTATTACAGTTAACCCATAAACACCAGCGCTTACAGTAGTCCCATCTATAGGATAGATAGTCCCTGTGATTGCAGGTGTAGTACTTAGACTGTGCATTTGTTTTGTTCCGGTACTATATAAAACATCGTCTAGCACTGTTTGCGTTGCAGTGCTTATTGGTTTATCTAAGTCTGCTGTGTTGTCAATATTTCCTAATCCAAGTTGAGTTGCCGTAACTTGATGTGGATTATCTAAATCAGTTAAATGCGAAGAAATATTTGTGTCGCTTATCAACTGATTTATTTCGTCTGAGGTTAGTAATCTACTACCTGCCGCTGTATCGTTTAACTTTATTTCAGTAAGTTCTCCGCTACTGTTTATTGTTTGTAATTCTCTAATTGGCATAATTTTAAGTATTTTTTGTTACTTGATATCCATCGTGTAATACATATATTCCATTGTGTACTACATAAATATTACTATCTATTGCAGGTGTACCATATTCCATTGATGGATTATCGACATAGATAGAAGACGTACCATCTCCTTCATAATCATAATTTCCTACTTCTTTTTCTAACATTATCATTATATTGAATGGGTTATCATCAACAACTTCTCCAGTTGCTTCACAATAATACCATCCGTAAACGTCCTGTAATAGTAAATCTCCAGTAGTAATGTTTACACCTTCATACAAATCGAAGAGCATATCCATTGTACAAGAATCAGTTCTAGACTTAATTCTCATATACCTTCTGCCTCCTGTAGGCATCTTAGCATCTACAGAGAACACATATGATCCAAGATCCATTTGAGTGTATGGCTCTATAGTATAATGGTAACTGTGTTCATAATCCTCTATTAATTCAACCCCTTCATTAGGGTCTGCTCTACCAACCTTTGTGGTTATCTTCCTCAATCCGCCCTTTATCCAGCCTCGTATAAATTCTGGCTCTTTAACGTATTCATTCATATTCTATTGTTATTAAACATAATTATTTCCTCTCTCCCTCTAGTGAATCGCCCAACTAAACAAACTCCTTTTGGAGAACAAACAGATTGGCCAACTCGAACCCAGTCGGTTTGATTTTTAAATGGTTTGACCCGATCCACACTATATAATCCATAGATCAGTGAGTTGAGCTCTTTTTACAGATACTTAAATTAATATAATTAAATATTAAAGTCTATTTTAGTAGCGGGTATGGGACTCGAACCCATGATCTTGAGATTATGAAACTCACGAGATGACCAACTTCTCCAACCCACAATATTTTATTTAAAGATTAATTGTTCTATTACATTCTCTTGTTTACTATCAACCCATTCTGCTAAAGACTTAGCTTGATAAGCTATTACAAGAGCCCATATTGCAATTATAAGTGTTATAATTCTTAACACCATCTTTAAACTACTATAATGTTCTTTCTTATTTCCCATTTAGTTTTCTTTAATTTTACAAATATACAACAAAATAAAACAAAAGTCAAGTGTTTTTGCAATTATTTTTCATTTATTTTTTAACATATTGGTTTATAGATAATTGTACAGTTACATTTTGGACACGGGATTGATGAAGTTCCAGATGTATTAGTTTTGTTATAATGTGATTGTATCCATCCGGTCCCTCCACATGTTTCACATATAGGAGGATATTGAGTAGAATACCACTCTTTATTTACATTTACTAAAAGTAGATTCGTCATTTCTTCTGCGTTTAAAAGAATATTTATTATATTTTTTTTAGAGAGTCTATTATACATCTTAAACTTCTGTTCTCTAGTTTGTTCTACTATTTGTATCATATTTTAATCATTAAATTGTATGTGGTACATTAAAAGAAAATAAAGTATAAATACTATTGTTGATAAGAAAACTCCTATTGCAAATGTTAGTTTTCTATTTTTCATATCTTCTTAAAGTTAAATTTGTTTGGTTTAGCTATTTTAAAGCTTTTTGACTTATCTTTTATCCTAATTGATCCTTCCATTATCATATTAATAAATTCTTCTTTAGAACGCTTTATAATCTCTTCTCCAATAATTCTAATTTCCCATGATTCAGGTACAAGTTCATCCATTAGTTCTTGATACTCTGTACCATCTATTAGTTCGTATTGTTTTGGAATTCTATATCTCATGTTGATTCTCCCATTCTTTAGGTAATTCAGCTTCTCTGCTTTTCTTCCAGTTTTGGTAAGCCCTCCATTCATTATAATTTATCCACATTCCTTTTGGTGGTTTTTCTTCGTTCATTTTATAACATTCCTTTGGTGTAAGTGGATACATTTTAGTGACTTCTTCTTTCGTTATTCTATCAAATTCTTCCATTTGTCTTCCTGTCATGGGCAAGACAAATTGTTTATTTTCATCAATTGGTTTATCATATATCTCTTTGATCATCTCGTCTAGTTTCTCAAGAGAGAATTTATCTTTATTGTACATAATATATATTTAATTAATCCTCATTTCATCCCATTCTACTTTACCGTCTTTAATGAGGTTTTTTATATTTTTTTGTTTAGTAGATAGTTGTGACTTACCACTCTTAACTTCTAAAAACACTATCTTATCTTCTTCAAATATAATGTAATCTATTGGCATTCCTATAAAGTGTGTTTCTTTAGGATTGTATTTAAAGTCCTTTAAGAAAGGAGCTAGATTTTCAGATATCTGTCCAAGTCTGACTTCTGAAGATTTCTTTTGGCTGAGAAGAGTAGAATACTTAATTTCAGACTCTTCAAGAAGTTTATTTTGTGTAGTTATTATTTTACCATACTTATATTGATCATAAAAAAATAATGCACATAAAAGAATTGTTAAAATTATTAATAATATATTTTCTCCCATATTTTATATATTTTAGTTACAGTACAAAGATACAACATATTACAGAAGAAGTCAAGTAAATAGTCAATTATTTTTTTATTATTTTTTTTATAATTTTTTTGAGTAAGTGTCTGACGTATTTAACCCAATAAACATCCCCCTTATGTTTTTGCCAGTGGCAACCCCCGACCGCATTCGTGCTGTCTCTCGTGTTCCACAAACTTAACTATTTTATTCATTAAAAAAACATTATTATGAATTATTCAGAATGGAAAAAGAACTACGATAAAAATAGTTCTAAGTACACTATTCCTGGTGCGCAACTTGAGATTGAAGAGGGTGAAGAAATACAATTCAATTGTACTTTCCCTAATAAAGTTGTGGATGTGATTGATCGTCCAATCTCATGGGATAAGAAAGACGACAATGGAAATACCATATCTTCTGGCTCTTCTATCTTCTCATTTGCTACTCTTGCTACTGTGGATGCAGCCGGCAAACATGGCAATGCAGTTGTGATGATCAATACAGACATGAAGTCTATTTTAGATGCTGGCGATCTATCTGGCGTTCATGGACTTGTGGCAGTTGGAAAGAAAGCGAATACGTCGGAAAACATCTACCCACGTTTCACATTCCAGATTGATCCACTGCTTGAGACTAAATAACAGTCAATAGCAAAACTTAATTGATACACTCATTGTGCCTTGTGCATAGTGAGCGTATCTTTTTTGTTTGTAGATTATCTATATAGGCTCGTTCATAATAATAGTTTTATAGTTATAGGCTTAACTTGAAATATTAACCAATAATAAATATCATGAAAACAATAGGTATACTTGGTGGTGATGAGCAAACATCACTTAACGGATTAATTACAGCATTAGACAAGACAATTATTGAGGTAGTTGGTATTGATAACCAAGAAAGTCATACCTTTATTTTAACTAGAACTCCTAATTTAATTGAGCCATTTATTTCCAATCCATTTACAAAAGGCAAAAAAGGATATCAACGATCCTATAAATATCATAGATAGATTGATTATAGGCTTGATTAATCACAAAATACATATTACAATGGAAGAGATCATAATCTACAAATACCAATTACAAATAATAATAGACGCTTTGCGTCTTACTGCTAATTATGGTGATTGTAGAAAAGGGCTGACTTGTTATGATAGGCAAGTTAGACAAGCTGAACAGTTTGCTATAAACGTAATGAATAATGAAAAAGATAAACAAGTTAAATACATGTAATATAACTAAATTCTTATCTAATAGCTAGACATTCATTATCATGATGAATATATAATTATCTTATTAGTATTAGTATAAACAGAGATGTTATATTAGTACAGATATTATAGTTATATTATTAACTTCTAAGCAGGAGTTATAAGAATTTATTTAATCTCACTACAATATACTAGTAACCTAGTTGATAGCGTAATATAGGTCCGAATCTTATTGGTGGGACAATCAATTTAATATAAAATTTAATATTAAAATCATGGAAGATTTAACACAGTGCGTACTTTTCTACATTATTCTATTAATAATATATTTATTTATAGGTATAATAACTTTTAGAATAGCGGAAAAGTATTATGAAGGAGATCCATCCGAAAGTGGATTTTTATTAATTGTTGGTGTGTTTTGGCCTATTACAATTATCGTGTGGTTAATAGTTATTCTAATAATTAAGCCTATATATTGGCTAACCACAAAAATAATAAAATAAAAAAATGTATTTAGTAACACAATTTATATTTGGATCAGGTATTGTACTAATTGTTATATGTATATTAGTAGCAGTATTATTTAATAACTTAATACATAGGAAATATGATAATTAGAATGATTCCATTACCAAACACAACACTTTATATCTATGGACACACTGAAGAAGGACAAATTATCTTCAGGACCAGTCATAATATACAATGTATACAATCAGAGAAAATAGAGATAAACCAAGAAATGTGTTATTTCTCATCTTACTTTATTCCAGAACAAATCTTATTAGATTTACCTCTGATATAACATAAACACTCCGGTTAAGCCGTTTCAGTTTATTGGCTTAAGTGTTTATTGTAAATGGCTTTACCTTACCATTATTATTAATTAATATACCAACGATAAGTACTATATATAATGCACTAATTGGTTTATTTCTTCTTGTAGTCTTAAATGATATACACTGGAAGATGAATAACCCGTAATAGGCAATGTATAGTGGTGAAAAAATCTTATTATGCTGTTATTATTATTAAGAAATAGATTTACAAGTTTTGTAATTATTAAACTTGTGTAGTATACCTAAAGTTTGGATTGGTATATGAAATATACACTTAAATCTTAGACGTAAGATGGTATAGTGCTAATGTCCATTCAATCAGTAGATTTGATTAACTAACATGTTATTATTTTTGTGCACAGATTTAATAACCTCTGGAAACATACTTAAAAAGTTCACCCGGGATACGGCTCAACTTAGCTCCTGGAACAGAACAATCCATTATAAGAACTACCTTATTTTGGATTTTTACCTAGTATAATAGTATAGTAATATACGATTTGGAAATATGAGTTCGATTCTTATTTATACTACAATTATTACCAATACAATTAATCATAATTAATAATTTAATACTATTGCGCTATAGCAAAAAATAGAAAGACCAACAAATCTGGTCGTAGAAGAAGTTTCCAAACCATTTATTCTGAACCTTTGTATAAGGTAACAGAAAGATACATTACTGATCATATGCTTGAAAAGGCTATTAGAGAAGGATTGTCTAAAAAACAAGCATTAGTTAAATATAGTAAAAACAGATACCATATTAATCCTTTTGCTTATCCTGTTAGAGAAGTAGTTCATTATTTAACAACCTAATAACCAATCATCATGACATACAAAGAATATCAAAAACTCGTAACAAAGGACACATTCGTAGCTATTAAAAAAGCTCAATTTGCCTTTAAACAATCGTTGAAGAACATTGATCTGCACCGTAAAGAACGTGCTATTCTGTTGAGACAGATAATTGATTCAAACACTCCCAAATGGGGTGGAATTAAGATTACAATAATTAATTATAGCAAGCTTTAAATACCTTTTACAAGTTTAAATAGTTAAGCGTTTTTACTGTAGGGGCCACTCCTAATTACGCTCATCTTATACTGGTATATAATTAGATATATGCACTAGCTTTGATCTGCGTGTATGAGAAATCAGGAATACTTGTAAATTATAGAACCAGCAAGGAAGGATATAATATCTAACCTTGTTGGTTCTTTTTAACTGAATATTAATCTTTAATAAATAATATAATGAATACAAATCAAATAGAAGGATTCCCTCAAGAGATTATTGATAAAATGATGGAAAGACAAGTTAAGCAGATTTATGAATATTATAAACATCAAAAAGAATGTTCATAGAGCACATTAAATCATCTACTTTAAAGGAACTCATAAAGGAAATGATTATTAATTCTTATAAAGATAAAGATTTTAACTTTGTAAAATTTGTACTCGTTAAGACTCATGATGAAATAAATGAAGAAAATATTGAGGAAAGAAATGATATTAAAAAACTAATAATTTTACTATCTAAAGAAGAAAGTGAAATTGAGGTTAAAAAAGTCATTAATAATTTCTTAATATATAATTCATCTATAAGAGCTTTTATACCTACAGAGATTAATGATTATAATGATATTAAGAAGAAAATACCTGTTCTTAAAACATTATTTCCTGATGGGACGTGGGAAACCTCAAATGATGATTGGACTAAGAAATATTTTAAACAATAATCATATGTTAGTACTTATTTATGACCCTATATTTGGATCAAGGTACATTGTGGTACCAATAGTTCCAAATGCTAAATAAAGGCCTTAAATGGCCTCTTAATGGCTGACAAAACCGTTACAACCTTGTGGGGCAAGTTTATATTTTATAGTTAAGTTGCAATTAAACTATAATGTCAAGCGTATTGTGATACGTAATATAACTTTGTGCAGATGTAAAAATCAAGGTATTTAAAATAAGCTATTGATACACTTATAAGTTATAATAAACTTATCATGGATATAATTTCCACTATCCATATCTGTCTCTGTGGAAGAGAATCTTACATTAATTTTGGTTACAGAGCCATAATATATGTCCTGCTAAATAGGAAGTAATATTTTTAATGTATCGTTTTATATTGAATGATCTATATATATAAAAAGACATCTATCTACCATAGACATCAAACAAGCGATGTTCGTTAAGGTAATAAAGTATAGTTGTTAATAAAAATGAAGATATTTAGCATTTTCAACATCCTGACGTGTATGATTTTAGGTTAATTAAGCTTGGGGTATTAGAGGATTCTCTATGCCCCTTTCTTAATTTATTACATTGAACTAACTAAACGTTTAATATATATTTAATAACATGAAAATAATTAATAATTTTTCAAGAGGTTCTTTAAATGAAGGTAGGTCGTTTGGCTTTGGATTTGGATTTGCTAAAAAACAAAACAACGAAACATTTATATCTGTCATGCCAATTAGTCCATGTAAAGATTATCTTAACGATACGTTATATGCAGAAAAAACAGGGGATATTCTTAATTTTATTTATGGATTTAAGTATAGTCAAATTAATAATCTATTTAACGAGCCATATTTATATCTTTTAATTAAAGTATATGGTGATCCTAAAGGAGAAAAACATTTACAAGAACATTATCAAGATCTCCAATTTTTAATAAATACTCTTGAGGATAAATTAGGATTAGATCAAAAAACAAAGATAACGCTAGTTGAGAAATATTATCTCATAACAGTTCCTTTGTTTTGGGGTAGTAAAGTTTATCTTATAAGCTTATATACCCTTTTATTAAGAGCATTTCAAACTTATGAAAAACAATTTGAACCAGATATATTAACCTTAATAAAAGAACAGAAATTCCATTCAGGAGATACTGGAAATATTATGTCTTGTACAAAACAAATTGAATATTTTATGAATATTTATCCAAATATACTTGAACAAGAATTTACTCCAATTGAACAAATATTCAAACATCAAGAAGTTCATAATTCATGGGGGTTTATTAATTATTTCAAAGAAAAATAACTTTATTATTAACTAATACAATTAAAATTATGCTTAGATTTTATTCTAATTCAGTAGCTGGTTCAGGAAGAGTAACTGTTATTGGAGAACACAAAGAAGGAGTGTTGCGCACTGCAGTTTCAAGATGCAGTAATCGTGATCATTTTACCAAAGACAAAGGTGTCCTGATTGCATCATCCAGATTAAATGCAGGTAAAACCTACATGGAATTTGAAACAGAAGACATTACCCCAAAACAATTTATTGTAATTGCTAAAGGTATTGCAAAAAAGGTTGAACAAACTAAACAGGTTTATTAATTAATCTATAATTATTATGGAGCCAAGATCAATTAAAGAATTACTTACTTTAGTATTAAAAGAACTTATTAATGTTAGTTACTTTCCCTTTGGGTTATGTTGGATTGTTTATTCATTATATGACGAAAGAAAAATTTCATTAACTGAAAAAAATTATTAGATGATTATATAAACTCTAATAAAGTAATTAATATTTATAGAACTTTTCATCATAATGGATTTTACTAGGCACATGGAGAAAAAGAACCACGTATTAAATGGTTAAAGAAACATATTCTTAAACAGAAATAGATAAGTAAACTGTACTTATTTTATAAGATAACAACCTGATGAAGATGAATATATAGGTAAATAAAACTCTGTAGCAATACTTAGATAATTTATTTACAAGTAAAATGTAAATAATACCCATACCACAAGCCGAAGTGGTGTTCAGATGGATTTATGATAGAGCAAGTTAAATCAGCGCATTATACCTTGGCGAGGCAGGTTGTTTTTAAAATAGTGATCACCTAGCGTGAACTAAAAATGTAACACTAGTACCGAGATGTCGTATAGAAGGCCAATATCCACTTCGGTGGGGCGAAGGTTCGATTCCTTCCGCCTCGGCAATACAGTTCTTAAAAATATTGAAAGCGTAGTAAAACTACTGTAATCAAAGTTTTTAGTGGTAAGACTTCAACAACCTATTCACATAAAAGTTTCGGACTGATGGATATGGGTGAAGTAATACCAAAACCAATGGAGATTGGGAGAAAATATTTGATTGATGATTAAGTGGTTGCATTTCTCAAACAGTAGTTTTACTTTTTATCTAAAAATATGTAGCACTGTTTACATATGGTTCAAAGCCACGGGGTCCAGTCTTAAAAATAGTAATAGATTATAAGAAAGGGCAGCGCAATAGTTAGGAGGATGACCTACATATTTTTAATGTTACAGTGGTGGAACGTAGACATTATTATCTGAAAGGCTGATTGTGATTTAGTTTCGATACTAAAATAGATTCTGGTGGCATAGGATCAGTCAATTACAGGTTCAAGTCCTGTCTGTAACACAAATTTTATTAATTATTTAAACTTAAATTAAAAAATCATGAACACAAATTCAGAAAATTATGTAATTGTACGTGCCGATAAGGCCGGAGTATTTTTTGGTCAATTGGTAAAAAAAGAAGGATCAGAAGTAACATTAAACAATTGTCGTAAACTTTATTACTGGAAAAACGCTGCTGCTGTTGAACAATTAGCTTTAGATGGCGTAAGAGAAGATACTAAAAACGAATGTAAGTTTACGGTTACGGTAAATGGTGTAACCATAAACAATTATATTCAAATCATTCCTTGTTCTGAAAAAGCTATTATGAATCTTAAATCAGTTGTAGAATGGAAAAAATAAAAGAATTTCTATCCATTAGAACAATTAGTAAGATTGGCGATGGCTATGGCGATGGCTCTGGCGATGGCTATGGCTCTGGCGATGGCTCTGGCAATGGCTCTGGCGATGGCTCTGGCAATGGCTCTGGCGATGGCTATGGCAATGGCTATGGCGTTACAAAATTTAATGGTAATGAAGTATTTCAAATTGATGGTATTTCAACAATAATAACCAACATCAAGAATAACATTGCAATTGGATTTATTCTACAATTAGACTTTACATTAACTCCTTGTTATATTGTAAAAGAAAATAATCTTTTTTCTCATGGTTCTACATTAAAGGAGGCGTTTAATTCTTTACAAGAAAAGTTGTATAATAATTGTCCATTGGAAGAAAGGATAGTTAAGTTTAAAGAAGAGTTCAGGGATTTTTCACTTAAATATACAGCCGAGAAATTTTTTGTTTGGCATAATATTCTTACAGGAAGTTGTAAGATGGGTAGAATGTCTTTTGCTAAAGATAAGAATATTAATATTGAAACGGATACTTTAACTGTATATGAATTTATTGATTTAACAAAAGACCAGTATAATGGAGTGAAGATTAAAGCTTTATTAGATTAAATCTGTTAATAACATATTAGTTGATTGTTTAACAACCGCCATTTTAAGTGACGGTTGTTTTTTTACTTAACTTTATTAATCATTTAAATTTTATTATATGAGAAAAGGTACATTAACATTTAACACTTGGATGAAATATATAAACAGAGAAAACAAAAAAAACGAGAAGCTTATTGTCAGTAGCAGACAAATAGGGGTGAATACTTTACTTAAATAATAATGATTTATAGATTTAAGTTCTACAAATGTTATAAACAGGTCCATTCGTATAGGGGTTAGTACGTTGGGTTTTCAGCCCAGAGACAGGAGTTCAATTCTCCTATGGACTACTAAATATTTAAATATTATGAAAGAATCAGCACAATATTTGTTAAATAAGATTCCTAAAAAGTTTATTATTCATTATAGTATTAAGGATAAGACTTTATTATTAGATGATGAAGAAACTGATTGTGATTTATATAACAATAAAGTAAAGTATTGGGTAATTAACTTAGAAAACAATCATGGTTTTATAGTAGATTATCAATAAGAGAATTAAATTAGTATTAATTAATATATAATAAAATGATTAAAGAAGTAATAATATCTTTGGTAATTGTAATTATTATTTGCACTCTTGTTCATATCCTATATTTTAGGAATAGACAAAAACAAATGATTAAAAATTTAAAAATAGGAGATCCTGTTTATTTTTATGTTGACGAAGATGAAAAAGTAGCTGGATTAGTAACTGCAATTACACCAATGTATACTGTAGTTACATCAAGATCTGGTAAAGTAAAGTTATTGGAAGATTCAATTTTCCCAGTTATGGATTATAAATATAAAAAATAATGGAAGATAAAGTAAAATTTCCTTTAGCCGCTATAAATCCTGTAACAGGAGCCTTATTATTTGAGTGGTTTATGTATTCATTAGAAACAGTTATAAATGACAGTAAATTGAATATATATATTATTAATGAGAAAAGCCACGTTGATATGCGTAAGAAGTATGGTCCTTTTGCAACATTATTTGTTCGTAAATTAATAGTAAACCAATTGGATAAGATTGAGGATATCTTTATTATTGGTGAGTTCTTAAATACTAAACTTATTATTGCTTCTTTAAATAATATTGAAAAGTCTTTAATTGATAGACTTACTGAAAAAAATATTAATTATACAATTGGAGCAACAGCATCAAAGAAAGACGATAATGTATTCTCAATTATTCAAAGAGCTTCAAGAGCTTTAGATTTTGCACAAGAAAATAAAATCAAGTTACAAATATACTAATTCAATGATAAAAGAACAAAGAATTGAATCTCAATCACCTGAAGCAATTGCTTATAGGAATATGAATCGTGTAATTGTAAACAAATTGTTTACAAGGAAAGATAATGAGAAGAATAAAAAAAACAAATCTGAGCTTGATTATAAAGCTCGACAATTGTGGCGTAAAATTATTATTCACTCAAACACATTGTAATCATGTATTTAAACATTATTTTTGAAGAATCTTCAAGGTCAACTAATCTGCCTGAAGATTTTAAATGGAATGAAAGAGATCCTAAAACTGAAGGAGACAGAAAGCTAACTAATCTGGAGTGTCTTGTTCATGATTATTCAGATGGGAAGCGTGTGATTTCTTATTCTCTTTCTAATAAAGGAAAAGTTTTAACTGAATGGAAGTCTCAAAAGGTATAGGATTTTTTAAAAAAGATGAAGATCTAATTTGTGTTTGTTCTAATATTATTGATGAAAAAGTATACTATATATATAAAAATCCTAATAATAATTTATATTATGAAGATTTTTGTGTAAAAAAACAGATAGTTTTTCATGACATAGAATTAGTTTATGATACAATTGAGATCTTCGCTTTTATAAAATCAATCGAAGATTCTGTTAGTGCATATGGGAATAAACAAAGAAGAGCTGATTTGTTAGGCTCTTCTCTTCGTGTTTTAAATTATGCAATGATCCCAAGTGGAGAGATTAGTTTTTCACTTCAAACAGACAGACCAGATGCATTAATTTTAGAAATGCTAGAATGTGATCTTGAATTCTTATTGCCTACAATTAGTTGTAAAAGGAATAGTGAATGTAGTATAATTACAGAAAATTGTGTTGTTAAAGCCTTAATAAACGATAAAACATCTTTATTGTTTAATAAAGGAGATCAATTTGAAGTAATAAAAATAGATAAAAACGAAAGTTTTAGTAAATTAAACATTTTAACGTTAAGAAATATAGTTAACGGAAACATAGTTAATTCATACCAAAAATATTTTAAATTAATTTAATATGAAAGAAATAAAAAAAATAAAAGTATATATTGTAGGAAATTCAATACATTATAAAGATTTTATCTTTAATTCTGTTCTTGTAAACAATATTGATAACGCTGATGTGGTTTTGTTCACTGGCGGTGAAGATGTTAATCCTGCATTATACGGTGAGAAAACACATGTTACTACATATTACAACAAAAGTAGAGATGATGCAGAAATGAGCGAATATCAAGACGCTATTGATAAACAAAAGTTTATGGTTGGTGTTTGTCGGGGCGCTCAGTTGTTAACTGTTTTATCTGGCGGACTTTTGATTCAAGATATATTTAATCATTCAATTTATGAAAAACATTTAATTAGATTTAATGATAACGATGTAGTTGCTATTACTTCTACCCATCATCAAATGATGTTCCCTTTTAATTTACCTGAAAATGAATATACTTTAATAGCTTGGTCAAACGATATATTATCTTTATTTCATTGTAATGGCGAAGGAGACGATATTGAAATTGAAAAAGAACCAGAAATTGTTTACTATAACAAAACTAATTGTTTATGTATTCAAGGACATCCAGAAAACATGAATCATCATGATGCTGCTGTAATAAAAATTAACGCTTTAATTCAAAAAGGATTAAATAATGAGCTTTTATAGTGAAATAACAATAAACAATTTTTCCATTTACAATGGCAAACGTATACTTTCTTCTAGTGCAGAACATAAAGACTGCTGTTCTTTTATCAAAGGTCTTAACCCAATTCAAAATGATGATACTGGTATTAAAAAATTTGTAATTCAGTATAATTCAGAAGGAAACAATAGAAGATTTATTGGTGAATTAGAAGAATGGTGGATAAAGAAACTGAAAGAATTAGATATAGATGTTGATTATCTTGGTATGGAAAACAATATTCTTTATGTTACTTTAAATATAAAACAAGATTATTGTGATTATTTTAAACTTTTAGTTTATACTATGACTAGATTTTTATGGATTCATTATAGATATATATTAGAAGCAGCTTATATTCTTGAAAAAGAATATCCTGAGGTAGATTTTTGGACTATTTTTACAAGAGTTCATTCAATCATGACTTTTTCTAGATATTTTGACAACACATATTCTCTTTTTTATCCTAAAGTATTTATAATTTTAGATAACAAACAGTTTACTAAGATATTCCAAAATCATTCTAATTGTAGAGGTGGAATTAATTCTTATTTTAATAGCTTTAACAAATACACACAACCCTCAATAGACGCCTTCGCCCCCGGTTCATATGAAGATTTAATTAATATTTATAAACGAATTTTTTAATACATGAAGAATAAATTTAAATTGGGGGCAGACCCAGAGGTTTTCCTTTTACGGAATGGTATTCCTATATCTGCTATTGATGTTATACAGGGAACTAAACATGATCCGTTTAAGATTTCTACTTTTGGTCATTCTGTTCAAGTTGATAATGTTTTACTTGAGTTTAATGTACCTCCATCTGATAATCCAGAAGATATGTTTAAAAATATCTCTTTTATAATGGAATGGTTTAAGAATAACCTACCAAAAGACATGACAACTGAGATTTCTTCTTCAAGAATCTTTGATGATATGGAATTATTAGATCCTAAAGCGCTTGAATTTGGCTGCGACCCCGACTTTTCAGCATGGAGAGAAGAGATGAATGTTGCTCCATCATCAAAGACAAATTTACGTTCTGCTGGTGGTCATATTCATATTTCATATGAAAACTCTTCAATGGATAGATCGGTAGATCTTATCAAGGCTTGTGATCTATTCTTAGGCGTTCCTAGTATACTTATGGATTATGATAAACAAAGACGTTTACTTTACGGTAAAGCAGGCGCATTTCGCTTTAAAACGTATCCTAATGGTGATTTTGGAGCTGAATACAGAACCTTATCTAATTTTTGGATAGCAGATCTTGAACTTGTAAAGTTTATTTATGCTCAAATGGATAAAGCAATTACTTTTATTAATGAACATCCAAATGTATTAAACATTAATACACAACTTGGACAGGATATTATTAACTGTATTGATAATGGTGATGAAGAATTAGCTCAAAAATTGTGTAACGAAAATAATATATTATGAACATAATATTAGTAGGTCCTAATGGCAGACCAAGTATCTTAGATATGCTTAATACATATAATTTTAATACTGAAATCAATATTGTTACTTATAAAAGGCTCCGTACAGGAAAAACTGTATGGATTCTTTATAATAAGATTAATGGTCTTGTTACAGAAAAAAAGTTATTAACCCCTCCTTCGTTTACAGCAGATGATAAAGTTGTAATGTGGGGTACAAGAATTCAGTTAGATTTTGATAAGGCAACCGTTTACAATGATGTTAATTCATTGAATCATGCTTCTAATAAGAAACTTGCAAGAGAAATTTTTATTAAGAATGATATTGCGGCTCCTAAATTAATCTCTATTGAAGAATTAACTACCTGTAAATATCCTGTAATTATTAGGAAATCACATCATCATGCCGGCATAGGATTTCATATTGCTAATAACAGAAATGAAGCTCTCATTATTGTAAAAGCAATGAAAAACGAAGAGTATTATATCTCTGAATTCTATCCAAAAACAGCCGAATATAGAGTACATTGCGCTAGTGGAAAAGTTTTATTACTAAAACAAAAACCTACTCCTGAAGACAAGACCATGATTGCATGGAATTTTCATCAAAATGAGTTACCTTGGTCTACTATAGAACGTAAAGATTACGATGTAGATATGGTCAAACTGGCATTAAACGCTATTAAAGCTGTTGGATTAGATTTTGGGGCTGTTGATATTATGAGTTATCCTACAGATAAAACATTATCAATACATGTAGTTGCTGAAATTAATACCGCTCCAAGTTATACTCCTTATTTGATTTCTAAATATGGTGCTTATTTTGACTATATTTTCTCATCAGATACTAAAGTAGAACATTGGGATTATAATATATTTAAGAAAGGTAAAAGCTTATCTTGGAAAAATAATCAGTTAAAAAAGTAACATGAAAGAAGAATTAGTAAATTTTGATATAGCAGTATTAGCTAAAGAAAAGGGATTTAATGCAACTATTGATACTGCTTATTCTAATGAAGGACATGGTCCATATCATGATAGTATTTGTTTTAATAAAGAAGCTTATACTTTAGCTCCTACTCAATCATTACTTCAAAAATGGTTAAGAGAAGTACATAATATTGATATAATAATTGAGCCTAATCAAGACAGTAATGGTAATAAATATTATTGCTGGAGAGGTAGACAAAACATGTTTTCTTCTACAATTGGTAACGTTGCTAATTATTATGAAGAAGCTCTTGAACAAGGTTTACAAGAAGGACTTAAATTAATAAAGAAATGAAACTAACGTTTTATGTAACCTGTCTTAATCCTACATTAACATTGACTAAAGGCAAGAATTATCAGATCTTTGAAGAAAAAGATAGATATGTCCAAATTGTTAATGATAATGATAATAAGATTTGGTTATTAAAAAATAGATTTTCTGCTATATTTACAATTGAAGAAAAGAATATGAAGAAAAGAGTTATTTGTACTAATAAAGGAAACTTTAAAAGAATTGAAATTGGAAAAGAATATTTAGTTGAAAAAGAAACTAAAGATTTTTTTTATATCAGAAATGAAAAGAACGATATATTACTTAAGTATAATAAAAAATATTTTAAGGAGATTATCGAAATTCCAGAACCAGTTTCTGTTAAAATAATTTGTATTTACCCAGTACAAGGAGAATTATCTTTTAAAAAGGAATACGAATTTACTGATTCAGAAATAAAAGATCATATAATGATTTTAAAGAATGATCAAGGAGAAAAAAAGAGTTATTTAACGAAACGTTTTAAATTTTAAAAATAAAAAACTATGATCAATATTTTAGTATATGGAACATTGAGAAAAGGGGGAACCTTACATCATATAATGGAACATATTGGAGCAAAACTAATAAAAGTTAAAACTATTTTAGGTTTTGAAATGTATAATATGGGCTGGTATCCAGCAGTCATTAAAAAAGAAAACTCTATTATAGAGGTAGAAGAATATCAAATAAAAAATGATGATCTAAAAATACTTGATAGAGTTGAAGGGTATCCTAATCTTTATCAACGTTGTAATGTAGATAATGATCATACTCTTATTTATTATTTTGAAGATTCAAGTAAAGTTGAAGAGAGAGAATTAATTGTAAATGGAAAATGGAAAATTTAAATTATGGAAGAACTAATATTAAATATTTTCTCAATATTTGTAATTGTAAACGTTTTTTTATTACCTTTGCAAAAAAAATCAAACTTACTGTTTTGCGGTATGGTTGGTTTTTCTGGGGTTGAAAACTTTGATTCAGATAAGATCAAAATTTTACTCCTTGCTAATATGACTAGAGGAATTCATTCTACTGGTATGTATAATAATGGCAAAATAATAAAAGAAACTGGAGATGCCATAGATTTCTTACATTTACATAAACTTGTACCCGAAACTATGTTTTTTGGTCATGATAGGTTTGCAACTATTGGTGCTAAAGATGCTGATAACGCTCATCCTTTTGAATTTGGTGATATTGTTGGACAACATAATGGTACTTTAAAGAATCATTGGGCTCTTTTAAGAGAACATGATTTAGAATATAAAGATTATGATGTTGATTCTCAGGTTCTCATTTCTCTTATTGATAAAGATCAAAAGAACTTAAGTGTATTACAAGAATTTGAAGGTGCTGCCGCTTTAATCTGGCATAATAAAAACTTTCCTAATAGGATTTATTGTTTTAGAAATATTGAAAGACCATTGTTTAGAGGTAAAATTAATAAAAATATGTATATTTCTTCAATTGAAGAAAGTCTTGATATTATAGGGTGTACAGATATTCAATCATTTAAAGAGAATTATGTATATGCTATTGAATCAGGAGAAATTTTATTAAAAGAATCTAAGCAAATCATTAAGAAAGTTTTAAAACCCGTTTCTTCATACAAAAAAAAAGAAGAAAGCATCACTCAACTTTCGGCTTCTTTCTATTCGGAAAAAACTGGTTCTCTTGATAAAACCTGTAAATGGATTCAAAGAAAATTTAATACGGCTGGTAACAGTCCTCATAAATTTATAATTGATGAATGGTATTTTATTAAGAAAATAATTTCAAATCAATATTGTGTAATAATTGACGAGGAAGAAAAAGAATGTACAATGGAAACGTATGCCTTTACAGTTATTGAAGATTTAAATGTAAATGGACTTGTAAAAGTCGCTGTAAGTGATGGAACGTTTTTTGAAAAAGGCGAAACTGTATATTTAAGAGGATTAGAATTTTCTAAAGAAAGTAACAATCAAACTATCGCAGTAATAGAAAAGTTAACAGAAGAGAAGAGCGTTTACACTTGGCCTTCTAAATATTTAAGAAATATGACTGAATCAGAAAAAGTACAATATGTGAAATCTAATAAAAAACTTAATATTCAAGAAGAGGTCGATGATGAAATGACTACTCAAGAAGCTTTGGCTTGGCGATTTGAAAATGAAGACTCAAATAAAGATGAAAATGGTAATAGATTAGGCGGATTAATGATTAATGTTGGATCTGTTTATGAATCTTTTATACAAATTCGTCAGGAACTTGATGATATTAGAATTCAACTTGTTAACTTTAAGAAAACAACCAGCAATTTTCATAATTTAAAAAACATAGAAATTGATCTTGAAAAAGTTTTTGACTTAGCTGAAAATGAAGTAGAAAATTTATTTGATAGATTATATGAAATGTATAACGATACAATTGAAGAGGCTGATTTTGAAGAAATAATAGATAAATAATTATGCCAGAACTTAATATTAATCCGGGTGGATGGGCTCCTTTTGATATAGGAGATCAACCTGAGCCAGTAAAAGTTAAAACACGAAGGAAAAGTAGTAAAGACACACAAATAGATCCTGATTTAGTTTATTTCGATATTTATACAAATAAGGTTATACCTTCAGAATATGTATTTCGTATGAGAGAAGGAGTTTGTGATAAAAGAACACTTGTTTTAACTCCATATAATGTATTTATAAGTATTTTTTCTTCAAATACAGTAAGAAGTTCTGTAGAAAACGGATTTGTTGATATTCGTGAATGCGAAAAAATTATAATTGGATTTAATGATAACACAAAGAGTTATATTTTTGATTATTATTTTAAGCAAAGTATACGTTTCCCTAGAGCTAAAATCTCTGGGGGAACTTATTATGTTTTAAACCCAGAAATTGCTATTAAAATAGGATTATTAGAAAGTATTTATGATGGAATTTTTTATCAAAAAGGTTTCTGGAATCCATCTACTGAACCTATTAAATATCACGATTTTGAGTATCCAAATATTACATCTTCTACAAAAGACTTAATCAAATATGGAATTAAATCACCTACTAATGTTATAACTGAAAATAAGAATTACTCTTTTGGAGTTGAAATTGAAACTGCGGCAGGATATATTCCTTCTTATGTTGCGGCTAACTTAAACATGAAAAGTGTTTATGATGGGTCTATTCGTGATAATCAGGGGAATAAACATGTTGGAGGTGAATATGTAACAGGTGTTTTATTTGGAGATAATGGTTTACGGCATCTCAATAAGATAGTTACAGAGTTATCACAAAGATGTTCTATTAACAACACTTGTTCTGTTCATGTTCATGTTGGAAATTTATCTTTTAATAAAGAAACTATAGTTTTGTTATGGAAAACATGCCAAGCAGTTGAATCTGAATTGTTTGCCATGTTACCTACTTCAAGATCAACAAGCCTTTATTGTAATAAAATGAAGCAACTTCCAATTAAGTTCAATAAAAAAGGATATAGTTATGATGTTTTAATTGATGAATATTACAAAAAGATATTCAAGATCATTTCACTTGGGAAAGAACCATGTAAAACTATTAATAAAGAATTTAATCATCCAGCAGGTCATAGTTGTGGATATGATACATCTACTCCTAGATATTGGTGGATTAATTTTATTCCTGCAATGTTTAATTTAAAAGGAAAAGGGAATTATACCATTGAGTTTAGACCACATTCTGCTACATTAAACTTTATAAAGATTAAAAATTGGATTCTTATAGTTTTAGGAATAGTTAGTTTTGTTGAAAATCATCAAAAATTTATTATTAATAATGATAAAATTACTCTTCGTGATATTATAAAATTAACATATCCAAATAAACATGAATATTTAATGGAATACATCAATAAACGAACAGAATTTTTTTCAGTTAGAGGTAATAATTCTTTAAGTGAAAAAAGCGAATACGAGCCAATTTCTAATCAAAATTCTTCTATTACAACATTAAAAGAAACATTATGGGGGTAATAATAATTAAAAACAAATATATTTCTTCAGAAGATTTTAAAGCACGAATAATTAAGTTAAAAAATAATTTTTATGCACAGAAAAAGACTGAATTTTCTTTAACTATATGTAAAAATTTTAATGGAAATATTGAACTTAATGATATTTGTAATGTTAAAGAAGTAAGTGATCATTTAGCTACAGCAGAAATATATGATGTTGATTATGCAATTTGTTATTTAGGTTACTCTTTAGTAGAAAAAAGTTCGTTTAATATGTTTATGCCTTTGAGGTTTACTGAAAAATCTGGATATTTTGTCTATGATAAAGAAGGAGATATTTTTATTTATTTAGAAGGTTTAGCTCAGGAAACTTCAGTTTCTTTAGAAAAGAAAAGAGTTGAGACAATTAAATTTATTATAGATAATATTTTAAATCATAAAAACTATGAAAGTTATAAGTTAAATGGATTTAAAGGATTGTTTATTAAAACAGCTTTATTTTCTTGTTTAAAGATTGTAATAGGTAATTCTAAAGATGTATATATAAGTGATGTTAATAACTTTTACAAAGATGAGAATATTTTATTTTCATCAAAAACAATAGTTAAATATATTGCTAATAAAGTAAATCCAGAATCAGTTTTTAAAAAAGAAATTGCAGAAGAACGAAAATTCTCACCCACGTTAACCGATTCTGAAGAAAAGAAAGTTAATTTTCTTTTAATAAAGAATAAAATTTATTTTATAAAAAAAGGAGGATATAGTAATGAACAATACGTAATTAAAAATATCTTTGGTGATTATTTTGTCACTTTAGAATCAAGAAAAACAAAAATCACTAGTAACACTACCCAATATGAGCTTGTAAATCATTATAATGTGTTTTGGATAAATGAACTATATGGAAAATCAATATGAAAAAGTTACAGTTATTAAACGTGAAGATGTTATTGATTGTCTTGATTTAATTAGCGAATATTACTCACTTGATGTATTTGGATCGTCAACAGATTATTTACAAGATCTATTACATCATGAATTTTCGATTATAGTCCCTATTTTAG